TTACAAATAATGGTATTGGACTTGATGGAAGTGACGATAATGTAGATTTAACAGTAACATTATTTGCATCTAAAGTTAAATACCAATAAGGTATATTTGCCGGATTGTTAGCAAGTGCTGAACCAGTACTGAAATATGTTGGTGATTTGTTTACTACTTTATTCACATTCCAAGAACTAATATTTTGGTTGAATACTAATGCATCATTAAACATATAATCCATAGTAGTTACCTTCGATGTATCCCAGTTACCAATAGTTGTGCTTCCATTATTGTTGAATGCGCGTGCATTATAAAACATAGCATACATAGTAGTGACACTCGATGTATCCCATGAACTAATATTTTGGTTGAAGTTTGAAGCATTACCAAACAATTGATTCATATCTGTCATAAAAGTTGTCACTATATTATTAAAAGGCACTGGGGTAGTTTGTCCAGATGGTGTAAAATAGTTTATACCAGCTCCATTAGCATAATCTTTAATATTTGTTTTTGAAGACTGATTAACAATAGCAAACCATTCCAATGGTCCTCTCAGATTTGCCTGTACAAATAATGGTATTGGACTTGATGTAAGTGATGGTAATATACATTTAACAGTAACACCGTTTGCGTCTAAAACTAATGGTAGAGGCGTAACAGTAAGCTTAGCGGTAGTAGTTTTAGCACTATATAAACCATCATTAGACGCAGCAATTGAAACAGTTATAGTAGTTTCTCCTTCTACTCCTATTATTGAAACTTCACCAGTAGTAGATACGACGGTAGCGATGTCAGTATTACTGCTTGAAAAAGATAAAATACCTGTTCCTGTTTTGGTTACCAATGGAATAAGTGAAAATGAAGAAAGTTGTATATTTTTTATAATATTTTCTAAAAATAAAGTAGGTGCTGTAGGGGCTGCTATAACTGATCTATTTAACTCAATCCATGAACCGGAAACACTACTATATAGTAACTGTAAAGTATTATATCCTGTTAAAACACAGTCTGAATTATCTTTTAAACGAATATTTCTACTATGCTTAACAGTAATAGTGGATGATGGATCACTTACTTGTAATACTTGAACAACCCCGTTATCTAAACCATTAACCATATTTATATTTGACAAACTACTAGTAGAACCAGTAGAACCAGTACTAACCTTTATGTATGACTTGTCTGCCGTTATTGAACCATCTGATATTATTTGTGTAGATGAATCTAGTTTTAAAAAATTATTATTTACTGTTGCTGATGGACCCGTAGGGCCAATATTACCTTGTACACCTTGAATGCCTTGTGTTCCTTGCGAACCTGTAGGGCCAATATCACCTTTTACACCTTGAATACCTTGTGTTCCTTGCGAACCTGTAGGGCCAATATTACCGTTTACACCTTGAATACCCTGTGTTCCTTGTGAACCTGTAGGACCAATATCACCTTTTACACCTTGAATACCTTGTGTTCCTTGTGATCCTGTAGGGCCAATATTACCTTGCACGCCTTGAATACCTTGTAAACCTTGTACTCCGGTATAACCTTGTACTCCTTGTGAACCAGTGGGGCCAATATTACCTTGCACACCTTGCACACCTTGTAAACCCTGTAAACCCTGTAAACCCTGTAAACCCTGTAAACCTTGTACTCCTTGTGAACCTGTAGGGCCAGTATTACCTTGTTGACCCATAATGCCTGTATCACCTTTCGCACCTACTGTACCCTGAATACCTTGAATGCCCTGAGTACCCGTAGGACCAGTTAATAAACCATCATGTGTTATATCGCCTACGTAATTATATTGCTGGTTTGGACCCGTGGCTCCTAAACCAGCTCCTACATATAAAAATAAGTCTCCTCCTCTAACTAATACAAATTCCCCAATATTGCTTTCAGTAACATTTGAGGGTAACTGTTCATAACTATCTGCTGACGTAAAAATTACAAACCCTTTTCCTACATTCCCAGTATCACCTTTCATGCCCCGTGGTCCCGTAGGACCTTGTGTGCCTGTATAGCCCTGCAACCCTTGAAAGCCTTGGTTCCCCTGTGAGCCTGTAGGACCTTGTATTCCTGTATGACCAATATCACCTTTCAGACCTTGAATACCCTGTGAACCTGTAGGACCAATATCACCACGAATACCTTGTGTTCCTTGTGAGCCTGTAGGACCAATATCACCTTTCACGCCTTGAATACCTTGGATACCTGTGAGGCCAATAACACCTTGTAGACCTTGAATACCTTGTGTTCCCTGTGAACCTGTAGGACCAATATCACCTTGAATACCTTGTGTTCCTTGTGAACCCGTGGGGCCAATATTACCTTGTACACCTTGAATACCTTGAATACCTTGTGTTCCTTGTGAACCTGTTGGGCCAATATCACCTTGTACACCTTGAATACCTTGTGTTCCTTGTGAACCCGTGGGGCCAATATTACCGTTTACACCTTGAATACCCTGTGGGCCAATAACACCTTGTAGACCTTGTACACCTTGTGTTCCTTGTGAACCTGTGGGACCAATATCACCTTGTACACCTTGAATACCTTGTGTTCCTTGTGACCCTGTGGGGCCAATATTACCGTTTACACCTTGAATACCTTGAATACCCCTTGGGCCAATATCACCTGTAGCTCCTTTATCGCCAGTAGGTCCTTTATCGCCAGTAGGTCCTTTATCACCATCCGGTCCTTTATCACCATCCGGTCCTTGTTCACCAGTTGGTCCTTTATCCCCTAAAGGTCCAATGGCAACTGTAATAATTCCATTTCCATAACTAGATTTAATAGATGGAGTAAATACTGTACCATATGGTTCGGAAATAAAGGCATTACTTATTTCCTGATTAACAGGTATTGTATTTAAACCAGGTCTACATGTTTCCAATGGAATATCCATTGACATTTTAGTAGAACCATACGATACCTCAAGTTCTAAAGAATCTAGTCCTGTAAAAACCATTATAAAATATAATAATATAAAATATTATAACATATTATAAAATATTATAAAATATTAATTTCATCGTTTGTTCGCCCCGATATTCGCATACTCATCCGCAAGTCGGTTACCATTTGCTTCAAACGTATCTAGATTCGTATGCGCATATACATGTTTTACAATAAGCTCCATACCGTACGCTGAAATCTTGTCACGAATCTCCATTATCTCTTCAACCATATCAGCATTCTTTACTTTTTCATCACTCTTTTTCGATACTAGATATCCAGCCTTCCTATATTTCACACCGGTATCACCCAAAATTAGCTTCGAATATGACGAGTCCGTATAAAGCATTATTATCGTATTCTTTAATTTCTCATTTTCTTCAGACACAGACGTGTGTGTCGCCATCGATACACCCCCACCCAATGTCTCTTCGATAAAACCTAGTATATAATCGAGACCATCTATGATGGCTTTTAATTCACCTCGATTGTTTGTTTTATTCTCGTGGATTGTACCTGCATATCGCAGCTCTTCCATTAAACCGTATGATGGAATATATATTCCATAACCGCAAAGTAATATTGTTTCTCCATTTTTGCGTTTTTTTCTTATAAGAGAACCATCTGTAAATACATTTATAATATGTTTTGGTGGTTGATGTGGTTGATGTGGTTGGTTTTCCGAATCGGTGGGTTCTGATTTATCATTTTCGTTTACATCGATTTTCGCATTATCTCTCGCATCTATAACATCTCTTGTTTTAATGTTCTCCCTATTTGCGCCGCTAATACCAAGAGTATCCATCATCGATTGGTTTGTTTTTGTCCCAAACCCATGAATAAGAAAATGCTCTGCTTCTTCTTTTGTATTGAACTTCTTAAATATGGGATGTTTTACACCAAATATATTCTGCTTACATTCGAGCCAATCTGTATATATACCACGGCGTTTTCCTTTATGAACAGCGTAAAAGGGCATGTGTTGTAGTGTTTATGTTTGTGTTTCTTTGTGTATAATATATAATTGTTTTTTTAAACAGTTATATGTTATTATTTAAATCAATTTTAATATTTACATTTTTTATTACTCCTTATACGTAAAATATATTTATGTTTTTTGTATTTATTTGTATGTTTTTTATTTTGTCTTCTTATTATCTTTTTATACTTTCTTGTTTTTCTTGGCCGACTACCACCTGTAACAGGTGTGGCTAAAAGGTTTGGGGGGACTGGTGGTAGGTGTAATCGTTGTTGTTTTTGTTGTGTTGAATAGAATTCATATAATTCATTACACAAATCTTGATATGCTTCCAGAGAACCAGTAGGTACTTCAAATTTTGTAGGTTTTGTTTTTGTCGCTGAGTGAATAGGATGAACTTGTAAACCTTTCCCAAATATAGCATTTAATTTGGGTGAGTCAAAAATACTACCTTTAATAGCACCTATTGGATTACCTTGTTCGTCAAGAATTATATTAGACCTACTGTTATAGTCTCCGGCCATTATACACCATTCACCGTCGTCTAAAGCGTCAAATAATGCTTTCAACTGGGTCTTAAAATCATTATAAGTAATACTATTATCAAATGGAAAATGTAAGTTTATTATATGAACCCTTACTCCAGTGTTACCAATATGAAGTATAGTATTAAATGCACCTTTTGTACTTACACCAAATTTTCCTTTTGTAATCTTTAAACCATTTAAAATCCCTTTAAAATTATCAATTACTGGAGAACCGCCACTAGAAACACGTTGTTCAGTATTTCTTTGTAATACAATAGTAACTAATTTATAGAAAATTTTTTTACCAAAAAAACTATACGATGAAAGAGCAGATGATAAACTATGTATCTTATAATTACCTATTCCTTTTTCTATTACTTTTTCTCTTTTTAGTACACTATATAAATCATCATTTGCTTCTTGTAAAGTTAATACGATATAGTCATTATCATATGGTCCGACAAGATTAACCAAAGCTGTTTTCATTTCATCTGCAGATTTTCCATTATCACCTGAACCTATATTCCAAGTAATAATTCGTACATTTGATGGCGCAATAGTAAATGAACATGTAACAGGTTTGTGGTCTGATATAGTTGCACTTGTTATTAACTGGTAGTCTTCATTTGGTTTTACTAGAGCTTTATTTGCACCGCGTCTAAATAAGATTCTATCAGCATATCCTGGAATTCTTTTTTTATCACTTCCTACAATAGAATATTCATTTTCTACAAATTTATAAGATGGAGGGAAGTTAATTTCAGGTTCAAAAACACCAATTCTTGAATTGTCTCTACTTGAATTGCGTGTACTCGAATTGCGTGTACTCGAATTGCGATTTATTGGCCCTATACATATTTCACGTAGTACATTTGTCATTGTATCTGACTCTTTTAATAAATTAATAGAACTGATGTATCTATCCTCATTCATATAAGTTACTGTTGCTATTATATAATAAACTAATATAATTTTCAGACTATACTAGTTTATAAAATTTACCACAAAATGTGACGGGACAAATTATTCGCTGAATATTTATTACTTTTCCAGTCACCAAGCATACCCTTAGTACGTGTCAAGTAATTTTTGCGCCGTGTTTTATCGCAATGTTTGGTATAATCTTCATAGCCCAATTGCCCAAAATTTACCCACTTGTTATTTTTCGGGTCATAAATCATATACTTTTTTGCCGGATTGCTTGCGGGGTATAGTTTTGCAGTTTTACCTAAATACTTATACGCCATACGTTGGGCCTTACGTGGTGAAGAATATAAATAAATACGTTTGGGGAATTTACGGCTTTTTATTTTTCGCATTTTTCGTGTTTGTAATATCGATTCGCTTTTCATGATGGTTCGGTTTGGTGCAGATTGTATAGTACACACTATAATATATTGAGATAAAAATGATGAGATTTTATGAAAATATTGACAAACTATCCATTTTTATTTAATACATGAATTTCTCATTTTCTCACGTATCTCATACGTCTCATAGTTTTATTGTTCTTATACTTGTTGCCTCTAAGCTTACGACCTTTCGCTTTGCGTTTGTATGTCTTGTACTTTGTAGTATGTTTTTTAATCATCCTCTTAAACTTGAGATTTTTCCTTGTTGTCGTTTTTCTGTTTTTACTTTTACTTCTATTTTGTGATTTATGTGCATGCTTTTTAATAGTATATTTTTTATTGGGTAAAGAACCTCCTCCAGGGTTCATTGTTTGTTCGCCAGGGTTCATTGTTTGTTCGCCAGGGTTCATTGTTTGTTCGCCAGGGGGGACTGATGTTGCGGGAAAACTAAATTGGGATCCAGGGTGTCCGTGTGTACCTACCAGGGTTGGTGACATCGACTCATACAATTCCTCCGACGTTCCCATCGACGATCCCATCGGCGATTCACCCGGTACCGATTCCGATGTTGTAAGTGAAGGTACAAACGTCATACTATCATCTCCTGGAGAAAGGGACGGACCACCCATACGTGTCCACGTTGGCGGACTATATACACTACTAGATGCACGACTAGATACACTACTAGATGCACTACTAGCTGCACTACTAGCTGCACTACTACCAGAACGAGTCGGAGACACGGATGGACCAGAACTATCAGGACCAGTATCTAGTATATTTAACATAGGGTCAATTAATATTCCACAAACTTTTAGCATTCTCAGTCTATTCTCTCTTAACGTATTTTGTATATTTTGCTCCAAGGTTTGATGAGCTACTGCTGATGCTGCATCTAAATTATACCCTTGTCCACGTAAGTAAGTAATCCAACCCCATTTAGCAGTAATTGCCTCTATAGCAACTTGATTAGAAAAAACACAAGTTAAAAATTTAAGCATTGGATCATGTAGGCAATTAAATGGACCAATTTGTGAAGAGTTATATGTAAAACATACCGAACCAAACTGTCTAAAAAATATTTCTAAATATTTTAAAATCTGTGCATAACCCGATAATTGTGAATAGTCTGCTGGTTTTGTAGCAACAGAACATCCAGCAGATATATATCTTACCGCTGTTGCTATTATTGTTTCTAATGTTTCTCCTACACCATCACCATCTACAGGACCAATGAATACTGGTGTAAATTGTAAATCTGTTGCAAATGGTACATATTTTCGATTATTCCCCGAAATAGTTATTGTAGATGAAACAGAAACTATAACTTGAATCTTCTTACCATCTTTATTAAAAAGTAAACGAAGTAAAAACATTTTACTAAAAACTTTTGCAGTGTTAATAAATCCATTTATCCTAACATAATTAATTATTCCAGTAAGTTGACCCGGTGTAATATCGCGTCCAACAAGATCTCGTAAATAAGGAGGATGAATAAATTCACTATCGCGAACTGAATCAATTATGTATGGGTCAAAATTGGGATTAGTAAAACAAGATGAAAAATCACGTGGGTTACCTCCTAGTGGAGGATCAATACTACGATACTGACCCAGTTTATCTAAATAATAAAATTTCACTTCTTCATTTGCTGGAAAACCACCTGGTGCAGTTAATTGAAAACCTGGAATACCTAAAAAAGAATAAAAAATACTTGATGCTATTGAATAACGGTATACCCCAGTAACTTCCATAATTTGTTTAATGACATCTAATGGAGATCTGGAGTTTAACACCAAAACAGGTTGCATGCCTTGCATGCCTTGCATACCTTGCATGCCTTGCATACCTACGCCAGAAACCGATGTAGTTAGTATATGGATTTTTAATGCATTTAATAAGTTTGTACGATCCACATCAGCATCAGCGGCGGCCTTAGCAGCAGCAGCAGCTGTAGCAGCAGCAGCAGCCGTAGCAGAAGTTCTAGCGGTTGCAATTAACTGTTCAAGCTCGCTGGGAAGTTGGTCTGCTGTGTGACCAGGAATACGTAATAACACTCTAAAAGATACTCTTACTTTATCATATACAGGATCCGAGTTACAAAAAAGATCAACCATTAGTTCAACAGATGTTTTAATAGCACTGGGTAAAAGATTAAATTTTTCTATTTTTTGAACATTATTAATAGAAGCAAACCCACCAGGAGGCCCACCAGGAGGCCCACCATGAGGATAAATATCAGGATCTAATGTAATTAAATTAACATCTGGATTAAAATCTGCTCCACTGCGCAAATAACGTCTAAATTGATATTTTTGCCCGTCTGTATGAGTTTCAGATACAGTTACTAACTTACTAGCAGAATACTGTTTTGTAAGTATTTTGGGATAATCTACACTATCAAAATGTCGATTATATACTAAATCTGGTAATTTTGTAGTAACTCCTGCTATAACTATAATAACGGGTGAAATACTACATCTCCCAAGGTCCCGACATCCTTGTACCCATTGGGTAAATAGCCAGTGACTAAATATGTGGTCAGATGAAAAATGCTGTGGTCGTGCAACTCCATCAGGGGAAGGTAGTATAATTTTATCCATTGTTGTGGAAAGACATAACCGTAAAGGAAAAGTACAACTGTTGGATTCACCTCTATACTTCGCATTCATTGATATAAAAGAAGTAAAAATTTCCTCTTCTCTTTTAGTTTTAAATCTATCTTGTCTAATTTCGGATAGGGTTATACCATGCGAAACACATTGTTGTAGCATTTTAATTTTTGTAGGAGTATAATGAGGAGCACCTTGAGGAAGAGCAACAAGATTTAAACTACTTTCGTTATCGGGATAGAAAGGAGGACAACCTGGGGCAGCAATATCTTGAAGAGGGTTGCTATAAAAAACATAACAATGACGATTAAAATCGGGCGGTATTGGAGCATGGTCCCTAACATAAGGACTTTGAATTATTCCAAGTCCACATAAAAAATCATATACCCATTGGTCTTGAAGATGTATCATTTCTCCAAAAAAATCAAGTATTTGTAATCGTGTTGTTAGTTTTGTCGGAAAAAAATTATTAGGTAGTTTACTAATATAATGCTTAACATAGTATTTATTTATTTCTACTTGTAAAAATTCAAGAACAAATGTTGTTATTGTATAGTCAATACCTTTTAAAATCATACCTCCATCAATAGTAAAATAAACACGCGCTAATCCGCTCTCGCTAAATGATGGATATACCCAAAAATATATACCATCCGGATGTTTATCAGTTTTATAGTTATGTAATCGAATCATAATTAATGGGCGCCCGAATAATTTGTTGTCGAATAAAATAGGCCCGATTGAGTATAATAGTCTTTTTTGACCTATCATAACACTTGGAAAAGGCGCACTCCAGTCTGGGTCGGGGAAAGGATTCGGTGGGTAATTTGCTGGAATATAAGGAATTGAAACTCTGGGACCAACTTTATTGGTGAAGTCATATAAAACAGTATAAGGCACGCCGTCAGGAGGAGGAGGGCCATTTGGATTATCAGGACGAGGTGGAGGTGAAGGTTGTGCAGGACTGGTATCAGGATTAATATCACGAGAAATTCTGCGAAAATCCAGAGGACGTGTTGGACTATTATGAGCAAAAGCACAAAGACCTGCAGTTATATTTATTTTTGCTGTAAGTAGTTTAGGAGCATGAGCATCATCAAGAAGTTCATCCTCCTTGGATGTAACACCAAACACTTCCTCAGCAGTTAAACGACGACGATATGGAGAATGGAATTCTAATTTGCATTGAGTACGCATATCAGTTATATTGGGATTTGCTGAAACAAATGCTCTTTGGGTTATAACAAGACGTTGAATCTCATCGCCATGAGCAAAAGTGCATCTTACCGCTTGTAGTTCGTCCGCTTGTAGTTCGTCTGGTTCTGGTGCGCTTGATTCTAATGTTTCTCTAGGCAAAAAACATATTTGTAGTTGAGATTGACCTAGTGGAGTATCAAATGGTATTCCATTATAAGGGGGCTTTCGTGGATCATCAGTCGGTGTATTGACTTGGCCTGCTTTATATTTTAAAATTATATAACTCGCTAGTTCTTTAAGTTGTTCAGGTGGTAGAGGGTTTTGAAAAGGTGTTCCACGTTCACTTTCAGGAATTGAACTAAGTACTAAATTACGAACTCGTTCTTGAATTTCGGGAGTAGATTCAAATACTGGCTGTGAAGGGTCTGGACCAAGTTTATCAAGAGTTGTCACAAGTAAATTCGCTAATGTAAGAACGTTAACATCAACAGTTGCAGGAGTGGTTGCAGGAGTGGTTGTGGCTATAGCCGCAATAACGGGTTCTACTTTTTCTATGCTCGAATTTAATTTTTCCGCTTCTTCAGTCGAAAATTTTACTGAAAGTTGTTTCAATTCTATCAGTTTAGATTCTATCTCTTCTTCTATATCTGCCGAAGTAGAAGTATTCCTCCCTCTTTTGAGAGAAGCCTTAGCTAGAATTTTTTCTACTAGTTCACTAATATCAATATCTAATTTTTTTTCAGCTTCACTTTTAAAACCCAGCTTGTCTAGAACATATTTTGATATTTTTGGTGTAATAGGTGTTACGGGTGATGTTGTAGCTAATGTTTTAGCTAATGGTAATAAATTATCCATATAATCTAATTTATTAAGTATATTATATATAAATATTATTAAACATCTAGTATAACCTTATTCTTAACTAAAATATTTTACAAATAATTAATGTATAATATAAATATATATATAGGAAAATGGTAACAAGGAAGCAACTTCTTAGAACATATAAAAGTTGGCGTCGGAACCAACCTACTACACATGAAAGAACCCTACAATTGAAACGTTGCGGAAAAAAATGTTTTCTCGGAATCAAAAAATCATTTCCCATTTGTAATGCCGGAACATGTAAGCCAAGTAAAGGCGGTCTTGTTTCAGCATATGTTCGTGCTCGTGAGATGACTCGTAGAGCAAGAGATAGAACCATTGAGAAACATCGTGCACCATACTATTACAGTGTAGCAAAAAAAGCTAAAAACTTATTACGTAAGTTATTTACATCCTCTAGAAAAACAAGAAAGTAAAGAACCAAATAAAACTAAACAAAAACTAAACAAAAACTAAACAAAAAAGAAGTATAAATTTAGTAACTAAAATATATTATGTATATAATATATCTTAACTATGGAATCCCAAAGTAATACCTCCTCAGATGGTAAACCAAAAAAAAATATTCTAATGGGCTTTATTTTGGACTTTTTTAAACAAAACATATTATGGGTAATTATTACGATAGTTGTATTATTTATAACAAGTCCCCTAGAGATGATTGTTTTGTCAAATTTATTCAGTAACTTCACTGGCGCTATTAATAAACTAGACTATAGTAATTCTATAAGTATACTATGGAAGATTGCCGGTTTATATACATTGATAGATGTGATATACATGATAAATAGTTATTACGACAAAATAAGTTATCCAAAAATGGAAAAATTTATTAGATTTAAATTAGTCGACGTCATATTTAAAAACATAGAAGTAAATTATGATGATGAAAATATATCAAATATTATTTTAAAGTTATTACAGATTCCTAACATAGTCGTAACTTGTACTCAAAATTTTATATACTGGGTAATTACGTTTGTTATAACCATTGTTTCAATATTAGCTTATATATTATACATAAATGTAGAAATAGGAGGAATTATGATAATACTATTTAGTCTATTTTGTATTACATACTATTATGTCCTAATGAAAGTAAAAAATAAATCATCGGAGCGAGAAAAAGAGGAAAAGGTGTTAATGACACACGTAGATGACGTATTAAGCAACTCATTAAGTGTAATAGCGTGTAAAAAAGTCGACGATGAAAAGGAATACCTAGAAAACAAACATAATATATATGATGAAAAAAATGAAGAACAAATGTGGTATTCGTCGAAGGGAGTATACTTATTTTCTTTTATAGTAACAGCTATATTAGTAGTATGTGTATATATTATTCTTCGTTATTACCAAGCTAAAAAAATAACAAGCCAGGATACAATAAAGTTGGTAATTATAATATTATTTTTTATTCGTTATTTGAAGACGACTGTAAATAGAACTGTTCAGATTGTTGTGTTCTATGGAAAGCTAGAAGAAAGCGAAGAAAATATTAAAAATATATTGAATAAAACAGTAAGAAATGGAACAAAAAAAAATATTACAATAACAGGTGATATAGAATTTCGAAATGTATCTTTCGAATATAATAGCGAAGACACAAAAATCATTCATGAAACAAATGCAACAAATGAAGAAGTTACACCCACTAATAAAGAAAAACAGAAGTCACTAGATAGTGTTTCATTTAAAATTAAAACATTGGACCGGATTGCGATTATCGGAACTAATGGAAGTGGTAAGTCGACAATTATCAAGCTTATTATGGGATACTATAATGTTTCGAGTGGACAAGTTTTACACAACGGTATAAATGTTTTGGATATTAATCGTGAATATTTAAGAAGCAAAATAGCAGTAATAAATCAAAAAGTAGTCCTATTTAATCGCACCATCATTGATAACATATGTTACGGAAATAATATACCAAAAGAAAAAGTAAAACAGATTCTTAAAACTTTACATATTATGCGTGTATTTAAAAATCAACCACAAGGGTTAGAAACACTTGCTGGATTACATGGCTCGGCATTAAGTGGTGGACAAAAACAAATTATATATTTACTGCGATGTTATTTAAGCAACAAACCGATTATTATTATGGATGAACCTACGGCTGCTGTCGACAGTACACATAAAAAGTACATAATGAGAATGATTGATGAGATGGCTAAAAAATCGACACTGATTGTCGTAACACATGATGCCGAATATGCTGCATCATTTCCTACTAAAATTTATATTGAAAGTGGAAAAATAGTTAAAATTAAAGGCGCAAATGACAGCTCCATGCCTTATGACGACTATAATAATTTTTTACTATAGGTGAATGGGTCACATGTCATCGCCGACCTACACACCTGTAGAACCAAACCCGCCACTACCACGTTCTGTCAGCCCCAGTTTATCTTCACTGTCTACAATTTGTATCATAAATGGCTCCAATGTCGGCGAACATATCTGAAACATTCGTGACATAGGCGGCATGTATTTATTAAGACACGTTTTTATATCATTATTTGCGGCATCAATATTATCGACGACCGCCATGATTTCCCCCCTATATCCCGAGTCAATAATACCTACTGAATTTGATAAGCGAAATGGTGTTTTTACGATACTGGAGCGAGGATATAAATAGTATCCAGTCGCCGATGATTTTTTGTATACAGAGTTAAAACGTGACATGCTGCACTTAACACCTAGAGGGGCGCGAAATGTCACGGGGGATAAACGATTATCGGTATATCCATATTCATGTTCTGAGTAGTCGAAAGGAATAAATAAGTCAAAACCTGAGTCAGGGTATTGTGAACCATATACTTTTTGGTTATGTTCTTCTACTTTGTCTTCATACATTTTTACCAGTTCGTCATATTTAGAGGTAGGAACTGATGCGCCAGTAGACTGTTTCATAATAAACATTTTAAGAATATATGCTGGAGGAGTTAAACGAGGAGAAGTAGGTAAGCTCATTTTGTATGTATGTGAGATGATAGTAATACTATAGTTATAACTTTATATTATTTTAACAGTTTTAAATAATATAATAATATATATGGATGAAAAAAGCAGAAGAATACTGCGATAAATGTCATAAATATGGACACAACCGAAGTAGGTGTCCAAGTAATCGTCGTAGTGGGCAAGGGCAGCGCCGTGGTGCATTTGCTATGTCTGGTTATAACGAGCCACCTGTTCTAGGTAACCGGCCTACGGCGATGCCCATGGGAATGCCTATGCAATGGTCTGCTGTTCCGCAGCAACATCAACAATTTTATCCAGGCAGAGGCATGGGTATGGGTATGGGTATGGGTATGGGTATGGGTATGGGTACGGATGCGGGTATGCACAAACAGAAGGAACAGGAGGAACCGGAAGATTTCGCATTAGAAACATATGAAGCGGTTCCCATCGAACTAGACGCAAACTTCTGGAGTAGAATGGGGGTACGAAATTTGCAGCAAACAGTAGAAGACGTGTATGAAGAGTATCGCAACTTTATGTTTGGAAATATGATGCAAGGTGGTCTAGTAGATAAACTACCATTAACCACTGGTTTATGTAAAAGACAACATCTTGAAAACCCTCAAAGCAACTATGATATGGGTATGTGTTTTATCGCTGTAGGAAAAGTAAGTCGTATATTACAGAGCAAATGTAAAGTAATGTTAAAAGGAAAGACGGGACTATACTTATGTGCCGATATATTAAAAGTTGTAGGGGAATTAGAACACCAGACGACTGATGATATTGACCTTGTAATATTAGCAAAACATGAAAACGAATATGATATTACAAGAAAAATATTTGCACAACAAGTTGGCGTATTTATTAAATCGTGTCTTGATTACAAACGTGAAAAGTCACTAGAAAACGCAGCATTAATGAGCGGTGTTGGGGGAAAGGCGGTTATAGAAGGTAATGAAAGACTTACATATAGTTGTATGGATGCAGTGATGAGAGGTCCAGGAGTATGCGGGAAAGACCTAGAGTCTAAAAACGTGAAAGTCATTTTGGGAGATACAGAAGTACCAAGGAGAAAAGTAAAATTAGTCGACATAACGTATTCTACATATGATGAGGAAATTGATAAACTATATAGTCGTGTTCGCAGTTATAATATTCGAGGAGGACTTACCTTTTTTTACTTGGATGTGCGTATAGCTTTGATGGAATATGCATATATTATTTATAAAAATGTGAGACAGTGTCGAGAATTTGTTGCAAGTGGTGGAGTTCATGCCGTGGGTGACGATACTAGTAGGCTAGGAAAAATGACTGGTAAATTATTAACACGGCTAAAGGAGCATGCTGATAGGAAGAAGACAGAGGCAGCAAATGTAGAAGTTGCAGTAGATTGTGCATCAGCGGCATGTTTTTTAGATAACTTGACAGAATATGAACAAAAAACAATGTTTAAATTTTCAAAGTCGGCATTTTTGTGTGCTTCTATTATTGCCGATTTACCTGAATACGAAGCCGTCGAGTTGTCTATGGAGAGAAAACAACACTTAAGAAAAAGAATCGTTTTAATGCAGTTGCGTGAACTGTCTGAATACGGTATTGTACCTAAAAAATTTTCCTCTGTTATGTCTCAGACATATGATGTTTTAAATGAAATGTTAGATGATGTTATCTTACAGCAAACTGAGAGAGAACGATATGAAGGGGCAGAAATGCATCAACACTTGTCGGAACGGCTACGCGCAATTGAACTGCCCCCAAAAGGAAGAATGGAAACACGATTTAATAGACCTGTTGCCGGATTCAATGTAGAAGCTGTTCCATTTTTTGAACTACCACAAATGATTCCCGGAGAATTAGTTTCTCCGCCATCAGGAAGGTCATCTGCGTCGTTAACAAGTAGTGGAGAGTTAAGTGTTCCTGATAATGAGAAGCATAAACTGTGGAGGAAAAAACATAAAGCATATAAAAAGTTGACCAAGAAAAAAAGAATAGCACGCCGAGAGTTTTTAAAAAATAGGTCATGGGCAGTAAGACGAGAAGAGCAAGAGCAACAAACACATGAACCACACATAGCCCCCACTTTAGGAAGTAAATTTCACGAGCTTACATCTAGTGATAGTGGTTCATTTGGATATGACACTCCCAGAACATCGTTTAGTATTACTCCAGAGTCGGATAAGGATAAGAATAATGATGATGCTGCAGAAGGAGGTAAAATTATAAAAAATAAAAAACCGAAAAGCCGTTCAAATAGACGAACTAAGGGTAGGAGCAAAACACGTAAACATATTAAGAAACGTGTTATGAAAAATAAAAAATAATATACTGTTGTGTGAATATTTATAATATTTATAATATTTATAATATTTATAATACACATGAAGTACGTAGTTCGCGGTGCATTATATAACTTTTTAAGTATTTTTATATTTGCTGTAATTTATTATGTCATAAGAAGAGAAATGGATATGAATGAGGATATGTCTACATATGTTGAACCGACATTTGCTGATACTTTATTTTTATCCACAACAATTCAAGCAGGTGTCGGTTATACGCTTCTCACGCCCAAAACATCATTATCTAAATACCTTTTAATGATTCAACAGTTATTTATGATTTTTACCAACTTACTGTTGTTCTATTTCATATCGCTTTAAATACATTAAAATTGCAAACATATATAACACATTAGTTGACGTTATATATGTTATCATGTTATCGTGTTATCACGAACAACACGTTAAACGCAAGTAACACATGGAGGATTTGTTACAACACATGGCAGACACTCCATATAGTCAGGTGGAACAATACCAACGGCTTTTGCCTGCTGCCATGTCACAACATTGGTGTCGCAGCCTGTATGCGACAACATTGGTGGATAATGCTGCATACATGGTGGTGTTGGAAGATTGTTCTTCTTGGAAACACCACCAGCAGTAATATACATACCTTGTGACATCATTTCGCCATAGGAACTAAAGTTATCAACATTCTTAGTTGTAGGGTGATAAAACAGTTTCTTTTTAGTACCAATGTATATATATCTTCCCTGGACACAAGTACATTTATTATCAATTTCGCAACAAACAGGATTCTCGAAATTACAAGAACCAACTTTCCGTGTTATATTCTCGACATACTGTCCCTGTGTTTTTGTGATACGATAACTATTGTCATCATCTTTGACCCACGTGTTAGGGTAAGTTCCGAATAAAATACCTTTATAACGCTCATCCAACATACCCTGTGTATTTTTGGTAGATTTTTTAATAATATTCGCATCATTGGTAGAACAATCGCCTGAGTTAAATATATATACTGGGTATGCTCCACCACTTCCTCCGTGTCCCATAGGAGTATTGCCGCGGTACCTGGTTCTTGTAACATTGGACACCATTCTAAACTGACCTACGCCGCCAATGTTGCGAAGAGTTCCGTTTAGAGCGAAACCTTTGTTACCAATACCGGAAATAGGGTCAGCACGAGGATTTCCGCCTAAATTCGTTTTTCTTTTTAAAGTAGCAATCGACATTCTTATAAATTACACATACAAAAGAATTCTTTTATTTTCATCTTTATCTAAACATCGTTTAAGGCACCAATATAGAGAAGTGTAAATAAATGGGCCAGATATTTTATCGTAGTCTTCTTCATCTTTGATTTGTTTTCTTATAAATATATATATACATAGTTGTGCTAGACTATAATATATAGATGAAAAATATATATCCGTTGGTATTTTGTCAGGCTCGTCATCGAGACCCAGTGCAACATGCGGGGGAATGAAAGAGTTGTTTTTATTATATTGAATAGGGTAGTCTAGTGTAATATATTTGGTTTCATCGTCTATTTTAAAAATCTTGTCATCATTCATGAAAGAAAAAATAGTATTATCTATAACAATAAAATCTTCTAAACTAAAAAAGGGAATAGAGTATCCTTGATTTCGTAAAAATGTTAATTGGTTTCCTATATTACCTATAAAATGAAGTATTACATTATAGTCGGTTCCCTTCTTATTGCTCTGTTTATTTATAAATGTTGTTAAAGGCATTACTGATTCAGCGTTAAATTTCATTTTTATTTTATCATATAGTGCTTTTTTGGTTTTTTTATTACTATTACTTTTACTTGGTACATCTGACACGAGTGACATATTAACTCGTTTGTCACGTTTTTGTCCTTTGCTGTATTCGCGGCTGTGTTCGTGGCTATGCATCATATTTTCGTTTATAGAATCTAAAAGTAAACCGGTTGATTCAATCATATAAGAGTTTTCTTTCAAAATAGAAATTTTTGTATTTCCAATTTTGAGGGTCGATTCCGATGAAAACTTATCGTGTTTATTATTTATTTTTTGTTCTAATTCCATGATAATATAAACTACAATATAAAATTACAGTATAAAAATAAAAAAGTGTTAGAACATAAAACATAAATTATATTTACTCACCTATTACTTACCTGGTGTACTTTACCGGTTGTCAATGTCGATGTCGTTGTCGTTGTTGTTGTTGTTGTTGTTGTTGTTGTTGTTGATTTACTCCTCATCCTCTTCCGGGTCCATGTTGCAGAGTTGTCCCTGGTTGTGTTGTTCGCCACCTTCCTCATCCCTTTCCCGGGTGTAGCGGGAAACGGCCCTTGTTCCTTCACCCAAGTCTATGCGAGGCCTTGTGGTGTTGCGCACCGGTCCCTCAGAGTAGCGATTCTCGGGTTTTTCGATGGTGCTTGCAGTGCACTTCCAGAACCACGGCTCGTCGTAGACCACCTTGATTTCTTGACCATCCACAAGCTTCTGACGAGTGTCGCGTGCGAGTTTGTTGTCCATGTTCCACTTGAGATGGACGTAGACAGTGCAGAATCTCTCACCATTTTTGTCGGTCTTGTGGACAGTGTCGATGCGGTCAATGAATCCGATACGCAAATCCCTGAATGTTTTGAAGACGGCACGCTTGGTTTGTTCTCCGCGGATGGTAGGAAATGTTCGAGGGATGCATATACTCGGGTGTGTCATGGGGGCTGGCGCTTCGCGTGCATCGTCACGGCGGTCATCACGGCGACGGTCGTCATCACGGCGGTCATCACCATCTCGAGGAATATAACGCTCGCCACCATATCCGGAACCGCGTTGTCTGTCAGATGAAGAAGGGGCATTGCGACTGTAGTTGGAACCGTTGTTGCGAGAATAGGAAGACATTGTATTGAACTGTAACGCTTTTGAACTCTTGTTGTTTTTCACTGCATACTAATTAAAGGATTACTTTGACTTCAATTTTCTGTTTGCGGAAATTCAACAAAAACAATATAAAAATAGTATTTTAATACAGGTATACCATGGAGTCTTCTGACAACCCTTTTTTGTTAGCCGACTTGATAGAGGATGACAATGAACATAAACGGGAGCAACCGCATGAGAACGAGTCTAACCACAACCTTGGTTATTATTCTGGTTATGGTTATGATGCATACAGTACTCAAGACAACTGCATGAATTCACCCAAATTAATAAATATCAACAATTCGATATTCGACGAAATGACTTCCTTTTTTAAACTAGATAACCTATTTAGATGTATACGAAGTGACGAAAAAAAAGAACCCAGAAAAAATATTTCCATTTCAAAAATAATTATGGATAATGTTATTGACAAAAAATTAGGCTCTACAACTTATCATTATGCGGGCGGAAAATCATCAAAAGCTTACTATACATATGACTACCCAGAAATATACTATAATAAAAAATTATATAACAATATTTCACTGTGGCTTAAAGAAGAATTTTCTAAAAAAATATAATACCATACATCGTATAACATAGAAAATCATCTCTATGTTATATGCTCTCACACACACACGCTCACGCATATACACAATTCACATGTTGCTGCCTCCTACAAAGTATATAGAATCCTTGTTATTTTTTATTAGCAGTGTAAAAAAATCGCTGTTAGGAGACAAATAATATAGATAAAATATCTTTATATTGGTTTTTTTAAATACTATATAAACTACTATTTAAAAATAAATATAATAATAATATAGAACACATAATATAGTAAATAGATAAGTCTTTATAAGCTATTTTAAATGAGTAAAAGAAAAACCCACGATTTGAATGATATAATTGATACTGCTTTTGTTGCAGCAGATGATAGTCATGGTAACGGATACTATGATAAGGCAATGGACCGGGATACTATTAAAAGAAACAGGGGTTTTGGACAGCCACGTGGAAATTTACAGGAACCATATAAGTTTGGCTGTACTAGTAATAATGATTCATTTAGGAATGATGGTGGTAATATTTTTTTAAAAAATTCACAAAATAATTCGAATAATTCGAATAACTCAAATAGTACAAATAATGAAAAATCAGAATCAAGTAAAATAGTTTTAAATGATGATAATTTTCCATCACTTGGAACTAAGTCCACAAAAATAAATAATCCTAGTACTGTAGAAAATAAACTAGACTTTAAAAAGATTGTTGAAAAGAAACACGAAGTTGTTAATAAACCTGAACCAAAAATAAATAATAGCCAGTACAAAAAATTCAGCTATAACCAATACTCACTATATCAAGAAGTAAAAGAAAAAAGTGAAATGATTGCACATTTAAAGATGGTAGATGATATATCATCTGATGATAACATCGATGATAGTTACTATTGAATAATTTATTTAAAATAACTCGTAAAATCTAAACTAACTATTTAACTAATTAGTTTAGGTTGTTGTATAGATTATCTATATTAGTATAATTACAAATAATAATGGACGACAAAAATACTGACGAAGAATATAACTCTGAAAATGAATCAGTTCCCGAAGTGGAAACGCAGTATGACACAGAATCACGCCAAGACTCAGACCATGAGTTAGACCAAGAATATAAAAAAGAACCTATTAAAGTCCCAGAAATCGACTACTCAAAAATGTTTAAAGAAGTTAATGTATTAAATAATATAAAAACATACATAACATATATTAATTCTGACAACGAAATCGAAATAATTAATCAGAAAAAAATATACCTTAACAATGATGACAATATAGTAACACGAAACCAGTTAATTAAGGTAATAAAAAATAGCCAAAAAAAACATAATATAAAATATAAGTTGATATCTATTATGGTTTATAATATTCATGTAACTCCAGAATCTTTACCAAGTTATATTGAAAATCCAAATGACTTTATATCTCTTTATACTCTTAACCGCATCGAATCATTTGAGTTACAACCAACACTCAGACTACTAAAAAAATATAATGGTATTTATTTTTTCTTTTTTGAATGTCCAGAGCAAGTTTCCGATACTAAAGCACAAGTATCAAGTCAAGAAGTACCCAGTAATGGTAATAATAGTTTTATTAAAAATAAAAATAATAACACAAAAAGAATACACATACATAGTTCACAAAATGAAAAAAAACAAAACCATAAGAAGACAAAACGCTATGACAGGTATGTAAATCTCTTATAGTTTTATGTTACAATATGTTACAATATGTTACAATGTGACAGTTATAATAATAACTATTTTTGAAACATACTTAAAAATACGAATCCATTATATATTATCATCTCAACTCTAGTGTAATAAAAGCACAGCATTTGTATCAATGCAACCATCCGTGATGTCTGCTCTTTATCTTTCTCCTTCGAATGCTCCTCCAGTTATTAAAGCTTTGGATGACACTGCTTCTAAAGTATCAGCACATGAATATCAGTATGGAAAGAACAATCATGTAGAGTATAAAGGTGTTACTACATCTTTGACTACATTGCAAGAAAAAGTAATGCAGTTTAGTTTTCAGTTAGTAAGAACAAGTAGCGAGACGGGTCTTTCGGTTGTAGCAAAAGATACAAGAGAAATTTTGAATATAATAATGAGCGGAATTAAAACCACAGATAAAAGTAGCAGTGACTATAAGATGTGTATTGATATGGGTGTCATAATGTTTAAAATATTAGCCCAAACACGCGATATTATTTGTGGTAAAGGCGAATACATGCTTTTTTATGTAATGCTTTTGGAGTGGGCAAAAGTAGATTTTAGGTTTTTTGAGTATGTTATTGAAACGCTTGTATATGATACTCAGGATAATACGGGTAATACGGGTAATACGGATGTCGGAAATGCAAAGCCAACACAGCATCCGCTTGGTTCGTGGAAAGATATGAAGTATTTTTTAACATATATGAAAGAACAGTTATTGGGTAGTTCAAATTGTAATGTGGAGGGAAATAGTCAACTGTATTCAAAATTTGTTAATAAAATTGTAAACCTTATTAATGAACAACTTCGCATCGATGCTCTAAGTCTAGAAAAAGGTGGAACGAGTTTTTCTCTAGTAGCGCGATGGGTTCCTCGCGAAAAGTCAAAAAAATTTGGATGGCTTTATTACTATCTTGCGACGAATTATTCGCAACACCAGATTCCATCAGATTCGTCTCATCCATCTTATGAGCGAGCTGTAAATCGTGCTTTTATGATTTATCGAAAAGTTATTTCCGCGATTAATAAGAAACTTGATACAACACAAGTCAAACAATGTGGCGGTAAATGGTCAGAAATTAATTTCGACAATGTTACTAGTATTACCATGCATAAACAGACAAATTCATTTTTAAATCTTAACAAGAACGGCAAGACTACACGATGTGAAAATGATGAAGACCGCAATACCTGTAAAGATAACTATGAGACCTATTTAAGAGATGTGGTCGCTGGTAGTAATAAAATAAAGGGAAAACGTGTTTCAGTAATCGATTTTGTAAAGAGCGCCATTGATTGTAAAACGAAATCCTTGCCCCCCGACTCATCAATTATTACGGCATTGAATGAGCAGTGGAAGAGTAACTCGATGCAGAATGGTAACCTAGGTAATTTTGTAGCAATGACAGATGTATCTGGGTCAATGACAGAAGATAATAGTAACCCGCTTCATTCGGCGATAGGGTTGAGTATTCGCGTCGCGGAAAAATCGGTACTGGGTCAGCGTGTTATGACATTTTCGGAGAGACCAACATGGATTCAGCTAGGGACACAAGATTCGGATACATTTGTGAAACAGGTGAATAAAGTGCTTACATCGTCGTGGGGGATGACGACGAATTTTTATTTAGCAATTGATTTGATAAGAGAGTGTATTGAGGATAATAAACTTCCGCGAGAAGTTGCTGAGAATTTGGTACTAGTTGTTTTCTCTGATATGCAAATGAATAATGCATCAACGAGTATACGCGATTTGTCTGCTCGAGCAACACTATTTGAGAATATTAAAGTAATGTTTGCAAAAATGGGAGAACGTCTATATGGAGAACCATGTAAAGCTCCGCATATTGTATTCTGGAATTTGCGCAAAACTACCGGCTTCCCATCACTATCAACAGACCAAAATGTATCAATGATGTCTGGATTTAGCCCAGCATTGTTGAATGTATTTTGCGAAAAAGGAGTTGAAGGTCTTCAGCAATATACACCGTGGAATACACTACAGGATTCATTGAATAATAAAAGATATAATGGATTTGATAGGGTATTTAAGCAAGTTGTTGGATTCTAGGATTCTAGGATTCTAGGATTTTGGGGATTCAACTAAACGAGATTTATATGCGTTAAAAATATTATATTATATAATAATTAAAAAAAATATTTAATTATTATATAATAACAAATGCAGATTCTTTCAAGAGTTATAAATGTCATTATTTTAGCAATTATTTTGAGTTACATCGCCGCTATGAAAATGAAATGCGGATACTGTACCGACATCCCTGAAACCACTTATGTTACTACTTTAAGTACCATTATTTTAGTTCAAGTTCTTTTATTTGCCCTATTCCCGAATCAGGCCCATTCTTTCATGGTTGCGAATAAATGGGTACTTTTAGTTTTATTGGTAATAAATGTCGCTAATATGATATACCTTTACCGCTTTATCGGAAAAATGAATGAGTCGCAATGCCGTCAGTGCTCTAGCGAATGGAGGCGTACTTTTCTTTATTACTATTCTACTTTTGTTCTCATTATTTATGCTATCAATATTGTCATGCTGGTTTTTATGTTTCCGTTTATATTTAACGCTGCTACTAAGCATCGTAAGCATTAAGTATGTTGTTAGAGTATTTATATTATTTATAGTATTTATATTATTTATAGTATTTTATATCATTTATATTTCTACTTCTAGAAAATTGAAGTAGAAATATTATTATATTATGAATATAGAACAAAAACTCAGAAACCTATCAATTTTCTAAAATGTCCGGACAAGAACAGCAGTCTCCCCGTGGTGATAACGTCGAAGAATTTGCTGACCTCATGATGATGGCCTCTGTTGCAATGCCTCTCAGGAATTTAAGTTTACTGGATTACTTATTTGCTCATAATGTACCTATCTCACCGATTGTTCACGCAGGAGAAGGCGATGCCGATGTTGCATCCATTTTGGCTCGTTCGTTATATGACCTTCACCCTGTCAAGAAGGTCATCACTGAAGAAGGCAAACATGCGATCGTCGACAAGAAGTTTACTGCCGCCATGGTTGAAGAGCTGAAAATAAACGGCGTGTGTGGTATCTGGCTGGAAGATTTTGAAGAAGGTGATGACATCAAGATTCTACCATGCAATCATGCATTCAAGTCGGAAGCAATAATGAAGTGGCTTCAAAAGGAAAAGGCAGAATGCCCCGTTTGTCGCTTCTCATTTCAATCAAAGGAGGTCAATGAAAACCAGGTGCTGAATTTGGAAGACGACGAGGAAGATGACCGTGCAGACGACGATGAGGAAGACGACGATGCAGACATTGCTCATAATGCACAACCAGAACCTGAACCCGCACAAGATGATAATATCGTTCGTGTCAACAATATCGCTTCACGATTGGGCCAGAGTGTTGCTGGTCGCGCCAATCCAAACCACTTCGTCTCTGTACCCATGAATCAACTTCTCCAAAATGTCAGAATGATGACTTCTTCACTGCGTTCACGTGAACCTATGCATGCAGCCATGCCTTTAGCCGGCGGTGGTGGAGGTGCTGCTGCGGCACCCATTTCTCAAGCATCATACGCAAATGCCGGTCGTGAAGTTCGCGCAGAGGCGATACAACGCAGGGCTTTAAATGCAAACAACAACAACAATAACAATAACAACAACTATAACATCATCAACAACAATTACTACTATGGTATGAATAACAACAACGACATTAACAACAACTATGACAACAACTATTACCGCCACCACATCCACGTCGACGTCGATGAAATGCACCATGATGTTATTTCAAACCAAGAACAAGCCGACATCGAAGAAGCCATCCGTCGCAGCCTCGAATAATTGACATGTGACCACCTAAATATCATCCACATCAATATTCTTATCAACTGTATATACTATTTTTTTATTCGGATTTTGAACCGCTTGAGTATATGTCGCAGCAACTTTATTTTCTTTTACATTACTATTGCCTTTACCTGTGTGTTTATCTTCGTCTTCATCGTCGTCATCATCGCTAATATCGTACGACTGAACCACAATACCCTTTCCAACATGTTTAACATTTGTTGTAATAACCGTAGTCTGCTCTTTAAACTCTTCTTCTTCACTCCCTTCTTCACATTCACTTCCCGACTTGCTTGTCTTTTTTCCATCCATCTTTTTAATCGCATTTTGATACTTTAAAGTATTTTCATCTACAAACATTACATTTGTATCCCTGTCGTCATATTTGTTTCCACTTTCATCTTTTAATGAACTAAATATATTATGCGTCCTTCTCAATATATCACGCTCCATTGAATTATATACCTCCAACAAGTCACAATATTTTACATTGTTCTCATCGGCCTGCCTGGAATGTCCCGCCTCATCTACCCACTCCCTCATTCCAACCAATATATATGTACCGTTATCTAGCATATTGTCCCTCTTGTTTCTACCTGTAAATTTACCACGAATTATACACCGCCTATTTACACCATCATCACAAATAACGTCACACGTATTCCCTAATAGTCTTTTCACTATTGCATATTTTTCATCCGACGAGTTAGATAGTCGTAACTCGTTTTTACCTTTTGTTGTATGCTTTCTTGCTACTTTTTTACCATTACAACCTCCTGCTACATTTTTTACCATCTTATCTTATCTTATCTTAAGAATGCGTATTATTAACTATGAACTATGAACTTATAAAATATATCACATACGTTTTATATCGTTTCATTTTATTATAATTCCTTCATTCATTCATTCATTTATTCATTTATTCATACACTTCTTCAAAACAATAGTCCCATAACTATGGAAACTAGAAAAGTATACACATTATAAAACTATAAATAATATGTATATCTTTAGAAATATTAAAAATATTAAAAATATTAAAATATATTAAAAATATTTCATTGTTTAATAAAGTTTTATATTTTATCCTTATTTAAATCTTTATTTATTATTTTCTCCGTATAAAATATAAGATGGCTATTACTTGGAGACAACACATTAAGAACACCATGGCTACCATGGGTAAGAAAACTCACCTTAAGGATGTTTTAAAGGCTGCTTCTAAGACTTGGAAGAGTGTAAAGAAAGATGTATCTGGTGCAGCCCCTGCTGCTACTAAGTCTAGACGCGGACGCAAAGGTTCCCGCAAAAACAAAAAAACCCGTCGTTCTACTAGACGCTCCCGCAGAGGTGGCGCTGTAGTGGCTTATAGCGCTGACCAGTTACAGGGTGGCTTAAAGGGAGCTATGGTTACCGGTAGCAATTAATTTACACCCTTGAATATTTATACTTTTAATTCATTTTTCAATACACCAAGCGTTAATTTCTCTTGTTGCATTGACTCCTTTATAACTTTATTTACGAATACTTTTTTATCGAAATTATTTAATACGCTTTCATACCCAACCACCGATACATCCAAAGAAAATAATTTTTTATACCTTTTTTTCGTATCATCAAAACTAAGACGCTTCCCAGCATTCGGATGAATATTTAATAGTAGTATTTCAGAAAATTCTTTTATTAATTTATTATCTGTAAAACCTTCGCTAGACATAAAGTGTATCAAACTTAAAAACATCTCGCTTAGTGCATAATTATCCCATGTATTATAATTTTTAACCAATTCTGTCACTACAACTTGAGCAGGCATATTTGTATATTTTTTATACGTGTTTATAGTCAATTCGCGGTATCTTTTAATAAAGTCTTCAGAAAATATCTTTAACGCTGGATTCGCATTTATACTAGTATCTACCATGACGACTAATTCTTCATATGTTAAATTGGAATTTACATTTATAACATAGTTAATAATGTGTACATCAATTGGCCATATGTAATAAGCAGCATTGTGTGTATAAAAATATTTACTGTACGTTTTGGGACCAAGATTGTTAACTGGTATTGATAACCCGAAATCAATAATTATCGGATTTTTCGTTTTTATTTCTATTAATATATTTGGTATTTTTAAATCAAAATGTACTACCCCGTTTAAGTTGAGCATCTTTAAACTATGTAATAGGAACTTATATGAATCCATAAGATACGTAATTATCTCTTTTTTGTCTATATTCGGATTTGTAATATATTTTATTAGACTTACATTTTTTATATAAGGCATCTTCATTATTATAAATTTCGAATCATTATTCGCCCTCGTTATAACACGACACATATCCCTCTCGCGTTTATCTATCTTCGCTATATCTATATTACACATATTTACGATTGGTGCAAAATAATACTCATATAACGGAATTTTTGTTACCATTTTTCCAATATTATACTCGTTTACAACATGATAAGTCTTTTTATGCAACTTTGAAATATATTTAGGATTTTTACTTATACTTCCATCACACTCTATCCCTGGATAAAATACACATCCAAAACCTCCTTGGTCTATTAGTTTACTCATATTATTACTACTAATATATCTTTTTTTTATTATTTTTTAGCCTTTAGCATATTATTTATTATATAAATAACACTATCGCGTAAAATATTAATATATACTTATTTATATAATCAAAATGGCTAAAATGGCTAAAATGGCTAAAATGTCTAAATGCGGTATGGATATGGGTATGGGAAAAGGTTTGGGGACGAATATCTTAATGTTGGCTGTTTACCTAGTTATCGCTTATGTTATCTATCAGATTGTTATGTACTTTCTAGGCGGCAGAACATCAGCAATGCCCAATGTACCTGCCCCAAAAGCTCGCATGGGTGGCGGCTGTGCATCAGGAACATGTGGTGCTGCTAATAAAGAAAGTCTTACTATGACGAGGTAAAGAAGTTTGATTGAGTGAGCGAGTGAGCAGGTTAGCTTAATATTACAAAAATTTCAAATATTATATTATATTTACTATAATATAATAACAGTATCGTATATAATACACTCCTTCTCCCATGTATTCTTTAGTATCTGTTCCTTACTACGACCATCTTACCCAATGCTATAAAAAGGTTATTAAAATAAGTCCAGCCCCTCCAGCCAATTCACCTCTTAACGCTATAATTAAACGAGTTGGCCCTATTCGCTTATCTCCTTTTCAAGTAGATAGCGCATTTTCTGGTTGCGGAGGATGCTGCTCAAACCTAGCACAATGCTGCAACCTTATTATTACAAGCATTAAAAATAAACACCACCTTATGTGTGTCGATGAAATACCATCACTTTTTGAATTTTTAATGATGAACGGATTTAAAATAGATACTTCTATCACCAAAATGATGCAGGCTTCTAACGTCAAACTAAGTAACGACCTTATTTGTTTCTTTTCTTGATATTGGTGTTATATAATTTTTATGTATTCATTTATGTATTCATTTTTATATTTATATATTTTTATATTTATATATTTATATTACATACAAATATTTATTACACGTGTTACGGCATGAGTTGTTTGTTTAACAGTTTAAACTATTTTATACAGGAAGGGAGTTCGGAAATACGTCAAAAAATATGTGACTATTTACAAGAAAATAAACCTATTATGGACGGTTTAGAAACCAACACAATTTTATCTTTTGAAAACCCTGTGCCTTCTAAATATATAGAGAATATGCGTCTTATGAGTACATGGGGTGGCGCAATTGAAATACAAGCAGCTTGTAATATATGGAAACTACGCATCATTGTAAATAATCATAGAAATTTTGGCGCCCCTGATATAGAATTTATACCCGTAAATTCTGTTTATGATAGAACAATTCATATCTACTGGAATGGTGGACACTATGAACCAATTCGAAACTAAAAATAAATATAATATACTTATTCATATTCAAGCTCCGTTTCCTTCTCGGGTTTTTTATTTTGTTTATTCTTATCATTATCATCATCTGTAATTGTAGGCTTTACTGCTGGTTTAGTCAGCAACTTCAATCCTTCCATTAATGAACGCCCCTCAAATGTATTCTTCCAACGAACCGTCAAATATTTCATCATCTTGTTCAAATTGGGTTGGTAATACAGCAGTACAAACGTAAATGCAGTCGCCGCTCCTAACTCCTTCACCTTCTTATGATGAAATCCAAAAAAGTTGTCAAAAGGATAGGGTATCAGTTCAACCAAGTTTCGCGCAAAATAGATAAGCACACCGTTTATCCAAATAAGCAATACAAGACTTAAACTACTCATTATTACAGTGCGTTTATCCTCTTCTTTGTTATTAAATTCGGTCTGAAATTTTGTAATCATATTCGCAACAATTGCGCCTAAAATGAAATAAATAGTTGTAATGTACCCAATATCTATCATCTTGTTTGTGCGAATTAAAAAGTTCTGTAATAAGGGCATTTTTTTTGGAGGAACCGCGGGTTTCGGTGGCGTAGTATCTATAAAACCCTTCGTTACATCTTTATACCACGACGAGTCTTTTATGGCCGATTGCATTTATATACTGCATATATTATTTATTTTGATTTTTGATTTTGATTTTTGATTTTGATTTTTGATTTTACTTTTACTACTTTTGTTATTACAAAAAATTGATATAATAATATTTCTTATATTATTATATACAAAACAATCCATCAGTTATTTACTCGTAACATATATGCATGATGCCCATTCTTATAATACCGTTTGTTCCTATAGTGTTTCTTCTAATCCAGTTTCTTCCCTATCGAAACTAATCCAAGAATATACCTCCACATTGACACCATTCGAACAAAAAGGTCTCGCCATCGCCAAGGATCACCTTGGTCCCTCTTTTGATATGAAACGAAGTTCCGGTTTTGTTCGCTGGAAAGACGCTCGTGATGCTAAAGTCGCAGGGAAGTAGACTTAGTTTTGCACTTTTCTTCAGTGACAGGTTTTTTTCCCATTTCACGCAAGTGTTCATACACTCCCATAATTGCTTCTTTATATCCACCTGTATGATGATATGGAATACTGTGCTTCTCACACAAACTTTTTACTATCGGCTGAATATCGTGTAAATGACAATGGTTTACAGCGGGGAATAAATGATGCTCGATTTGATAATTCAAACCAATCGACGTATAATAGTGCGGCCAATGATTACCAAAATTGTTTGATGTTGTTACCTGATGAATATACCAATTTTTATTCTGACCTTTTACGCTGTCTTTATGTAAATGATTCACAGAAGAGTTAAATATAAATATTATTGATAATAAATAGTATGGTAGTATTGCATGCTTAATAGCATAAAATGGTGTCCATATTTGAAAAGGTAATACGAATACTATAAATAGATACAAAAGAATATCGAGTACATTAAACAAATATAGTTTTAAATTTGCAGGTACTATGTATACACATTTATTGTATATATTTGTAAATATACATTCTAATGGTTGTAATAACGATAGCGATAAAAAAACAAATGATGACACTGGATAATACATCTTTTCTTGTCCTATATGAAGTGTTTTCCATTCCGTATTTACATTGTATCTTACTCTGTTATTTTTTATATCTTTTGCGAATAATGATTCATGTGTCAAGTCGGGGTCTTTGTTGTGTACATTTGTATATGGATGATGTCCTATTATGTGTTGGTGTAGCCAATAATACGGGCTCACCATAATACGATACATATATTGTATACCCAAATTTATGCGCCAGTCTTGTGACACCGCAAAATGGCTTCCATCGTGAAACATTGTCCCCGACATCCAGTATAGTGCAGGCCATAGAAGCATGTTTAACCAACTCCAAAATATGCTTTGCGAATATAACATTGTATAAAATGACCACGCGGCGGCACCCATAAAGCATCCCCATTCGCACCATCGCTGTGGTGTTGCTTTGGTGGCTTCGCTAAATGTTACACCTCGTTGTTCCGCTTTTTCGGCGAAATGTTTCTTAACTTTATCACGCACTTCTATCGTGAAGTCGCTTTTCAATGTTTCTTCCCAATCGAAAATATCGCCGTTTTCTTTTTCACCAGGGAGCAGGTAATTTTCGCATTTCTCACGCTCCTCATGCATCTCATACTTTTTAAGGATGTTATCCATCATGGTTCGGTCACTAAAGGGATGGTGAGATTCGAATAAAGCAGTTGCATCGCGGCGATTGGCGGCCATGATTGCAATCGGTCCGCCTGGATGAGCGAAATTTGTTATATCATAGTACTTATTATGAATCTTTACTATTCTTCTTAATGGCTCCTTCATTTTTGATTATTTTAAAGGATGTGGTTGTCTTTATAATATTAGGCTATATACTATATTAATGAAACTATGTTTAATATTTATTTGTTAATATTAAATATAGTTTGCGTTTTTCACGGTTGGTGGGATATATTAACTTCTTTTAATAACCTTTATAAACTTTTTCTGTATATTTTCTGGTTTATTTTTACCATGTTCGTTGCGTCCTTGTACATGCTTGAAATTACGAATACTGTTTATAATCTCCATCTCTTTGTTAAATAGATGCGTGCGATTATCTTTAATCTCGTGAATATATTGTCTGTTCTTTCTTGTTATATTACCGCCGGCTTGTGTGAATGATTTTGGTCGAGGCGGTGGTTCTGGTCTATTTGTTGGTGGGGATGGTGATACTGCTGGTGATGCTTCTACGGTTGATGACAGTGGTCGTGGTGTTACTTGCGGAGGAGTCCTAGTTTGCGATGGTGGTGTTTCTACTGTTGATGACAATGGTCGTGGTACTGGTACTGGTGGTGGAGCTCTTTTTGGGGCATGTATATATTTAGGCAGTGATGCTATATCCTGTTCCGTTGGTGGTGACGGAGTTGGGGTGTTTTCTTTTGGCGGCGGCGGAGCTGTGTATGGTTTTTGTTTTTGGGTTTTACTAAAAGGAATTGTTGTAACAAATTTTCTCACACCGCCTATAACTCTATCTCGTAGACTGCTGTTTCTTGTAAGTTTATGTTTTGCGGTTTGTTCAATTTTAATTTGTGCATCTTTAAGGGATTGTGCTTTTATTTTTGCTTCTGCTTCTGCTTCTGCTTTTGCTTGTGCTGCTGCTGCTTTTTCTGCCTGGTATTCAGGGGATTTGTCCATTTTGAATAGTCTTCTTGTCGCTGTTGCTGCATTTTTAAATGTTTTTTTAAATGTATTTTTAATTTTACCTGTTAGACCTGGTTTTCTTTTAAATCTTTCGGGATTTACCTTTTCAAGATGACCTGTTTTTTCTGCTGCTTTTCTTCTTGCTACTATTTCATTTTGTGGTAGCACTGTTGGAACTAGTGGTCGAGATGGTTGTGCTTTTTCCGATGCTGTGGTTGCTCCTGTTGGTGTTGGTGGTGGTACTGATTCTCTTGCATCTACTTTTGCTGCTTCCGCCGCTGCTGCTGCTGGTCCACCTTTATGTGGTGGTTGAGGTGCTAATGCTGCTGGTCCTGGCGGTTTTTGTTTACCAGGTGTTTGTGGAACCATACCCGGAACCATACCCATATTACCTATCAACTTATCTTCCATCATGGCTTGGTTTAAAGGAGCCATGCTCTCCATTGGATTAGCACCCAACATCGCATCTAACTCACCTATTTTTTTAGTATTATCAATCATTTTTTTTTCTATTTGTTCTATTATTTTTTGTAATTTTTTATAATATTCCATTTCTTTTGGACTCAATTCTTCTTCAGTGTATTTTGATTCGTAAATTGTCAAGCGACGATTTAAACTTTCTAAACGGGTTAATAATTCATTATTTCTCATAGTATAATATTCTATTCGTCTTCTATAATTTTCATTTGTTGCATCATTTACTGTAGATAATACATAAAGTCTTTTTTCTTCTGAAAGTTCATTCATATTTTCCGGTGTTCCTGGTGTAAGCTTAACAGCAGCAGCTGCTAATAATTTATCAACATAAAAGGGAGCTTCAATGTTAGGTTTTTCTTTATTTTTACTTTCTTTATCAGCCTCTTTTTGTTTTTGTGCAATATCTATTTCTGATGGTCGTGTTTGTGATGCTGCTTCTTGTGCTGGTGTTTGTGATGCTGCCTCTGGTGTTTGTGCCGCCACTGCTGCTGGTGCTGGTGTTAAATCTTGTGATATATGCGGTGCACTTGATGCTTGTACTGGTGCTGCTTCTTTTTCTTTCGCTTCTTGTTTTGCTGCTGCTGCTTCTGCTGCTGCTGCTTTTTCTTTCGCTTCTTGTGCTGCTATTGCCTCTTCATCTTTTTTTTTATTTCGTTGGTATTCTTGCATCTCTAACGCATATTTTTCTTTTATTGCTTTCATTCTAAGTGCATTTTCTTCTTCTTTTTCTTTTTTTTTTTCTTCGGTTAGACTTCTTGACGTAGTATTACTTGATAATAATCTTTGCGCTTGTATTGCTGGTGTTCCTTTTCCAGTATAGTCATTACTATTGCCGCTATAAACAGCAGTATTTCCAGGTCCATCATTTTGGCCACCTCTCTGTACCTTTCTTGTTTTATTTTTTTTATTACCATGTTTGCTATGTCTATTTTTTCTTAAATATTTATACTTTTTTGTTTTATTCATTTGCTTTTATTGCTGTTATTATTATTATTATTTATATTATAATAATAATAAAAAATATCGTAGTTTAATTTTCCGCTAGTTCATATTCATTTTTTTAAAACTAGCAAAGTCAATATCTTTACCATTTTTATCCAAGCACGATTCCACCTTCGCTTCGCTATATTCTTCGATTTTACCCCTATACGAATAACGATTCGCTTGTTCCTTAAGAATATATATCTTGTCTTTCTGTTTATTATGTACCTCCCCCTTACGATTATATGTCTTGAAATTCGCAAATATCTGTTTCTTCTTATTCTCCTTCGTCTCGTCCACTACCCCATCCTTTAAATCCTTCGCCGCCTTCTCCTCCTTCTCTTTTATCTCATTATACTTATTCAACCCCTTCTCGTATTCTTTCCTAATATCAATATACAACTTCTTACAATTATACTCAATTACATATTTCCTCGCAACAGTCTCTAAATATTTATACGGAATCTCTTTCGTCTTTGAATGATACACAAATGACCCTAACTTCGAACTATAATACATCAACACATCACCTCTCGGTGTAGTTTCTGTTACTGTATTTAAACTCAAATCATTCACAAACTCCTCCGTCAACTCCTCCGTCAACTCCTCTTCACCTTCGCTCTCGCCATCTCCATCTTCTTCGGCGTCAGCGTCAGCGTCATCAAACTCATCAAACCACTTCATTTCATAAGGAATATCTTCTTCCTTCTTTTCCACATCTTCGCCCTCTCCCTCCCCCTCGTCCTCGTCCTCGTCTCCATCCGTATAACTTATTCCAAAATATCCATCAACAATTTCACTTATCATAAGAATTAAATATATAAAAGATGTTGATATCCCTACATACCCAAATAAATACATATAGTACGTAGTAATATCATCCCACACTAGATTTTCATTTACTTTTAAAGTATAAAATAAGTTTTGGTTTTGGTTTTGGTTTTGGTTTTGGTCTTGGATTTGGGCTTGGGTTGTATTCGTATCACTATAAAGTGAGTAATTCATTTTTATATAAAAATGGTGTTATGCTATGCTATGTCGTGTCGTGTGTCTATTTTTATATAAAAAATAATCTCTATATTCTTTTTATAAATATTTAGATTAGGACTAGGATTAGGACTAGGACTAGGATTAGGACTAGGATTAGGACTAGGATTAGGACTAAGGCTAATCCACCTTCTCTTTCAACTGTTTACGCCGTTGTTCAAATAGTTTTTGAATATCGTCAGGCATATCCATCACCTTAATCCTCTGATACGACTTATTCGCGTTTTCAGGGTGCAAGCATACCAAATACATGTCGCGAATTGTTACCCCGTATTTACTCTCCAATATAGCCTTATATGTATTCAGCTGTAGGCAGTAATGCCAGTAGTTGGTGTCCGGAATATGTTCGATTACAGGATTCTTCGAACATTTTCTGTCCGCTTTTTTGATTTCGCGGCATCGTTTCCAGTCATATATGCTCAATGTTCCGTCATCTTTGTTCCTGAATACCATATCAATAGAACCGGAAATGCGCAACTCTTCATGAAATACGGTCCATTCTGTCCTATAAGGCTCCAGATTCGGATAATCCTCTACAAATTGCCGAAAATATTGGTACTCGATGCTCTCGTTATTGCGCGGACACTGGTTATAGTAGCACTCGATATCGTAATGCATCGCCGTTCCGGCAGCGGCTGCTTCGTCACGATTCTTGTCCCACCCTGCCTTAATTTGGTCAGGCGTTTGTCCATAGTATTTGCTTTCAGCCCATTTTTTGGAGCGAGTCATTGACCGAATTATGGCGTCGGCGTCGAACTCCTCGAAGTGCCCATGATTCCATGTCGTCACTGATGTGTACTTGACAGTCGGGTCACCATCTATCGTATATGTATGCGGGATGGGGTCGAATGTAATACGTTTGTCACGTGGGTGCGCATTTATGCGCGCAAGATGGTATATGTCTTCCATTATCTAGGTGCGAGGTTACTGATATATACATATGAGTTATATTTATATATCAATTTTCTATTTATATTTGTAATATTTATACAGAGTCAACATATACCCACCCAGATACTATATACTTGTTATTACTTATTGGAACAAGTCCGGCATGAGGATATGTCCAAGAAGCGGGAAAAATAATTAACTTGCCTTGTTCGGGTTTAATTTTAATTTTACCATTAAAAAATGATGTTTCGCCTCCATCTTCTACATCATTTAAATACCACAAATAAGTAACAACTCTGTAATTATTTTTATCAGTTTGCATTTTAAAGTCATTATGATATTTATAGAATCCTTCATTTTTTATATATTTTTGTAATAAAAATCCAGAATCTTTTACATTTACTAGGTTAATTGTATTATACTCTTTTTCTTTAAGTGTTTTAAAATAATTTTCTAGTTCTTTGGTTAGTAGATGATATAATTCTATATCACATTTTTCATGTATTTTATTTTTATTTTTTGCTATAATTAAATCGTATGTTTTTTTTACGTGTGGACTATAACCAGCAAATGTAATACCTTTATATGTGTCTGTATCATTTTCTACTAAGTCTATTAAAGTTAAACATAATTCTTTTGATAAATTATTTTTTTTTATATATATAAAATCATTATTAATATCATTTGTGAGTATATGTTTTTGAGTATCCATAATTTTACAATTTATATATTTTACTATTTAAATTTTTATATAGTTTTGTATTTATATATTTTAAACAATTCTCATAATAAATGCTAGCACATAATAGGGGGGCATATATGGATTGCCTCCACCTGTATTTGATATACTAGATACTATATTAGCATTACCTTGTTGTATTGAAATATTTGTATTAGCATTGTTTATTCCTATATATGTCGGCTCGGTTGATGTTCCGAAAACCTGTTGGAATGAAGTAGTATCTAAAGGTTGAGGAGATTGATAAATTGGTCCATATGCATCGGGTCCAGAACCTGCATAAAGTGTATAACCGTGATAATGACCATTATCAGTAATACTGTGTGTATGACCATGGTCATTAATACCGTGAGAATGACCACTGTCGTAACTAGTTATACTATGTGAATGAGAAGGCATCTGGTCAATTGTAATCGTTGAAGACCCCCCAGATGTTCCGATACTATTTGTTCCAGAACTAAGTATAAAGTTATCTCTTAAATCTGGTGTTGTTATAGTCCCATGTGTCGTTCCGTCACATAAAGCCCAATTTAGTGGGATGGTTGACCCATTCCACATAATTATTCCACCCAATGGAATAATACCTAGAACCGGAACAGGACCAGTTGGACCAGTTGGACCCGTGTAACCTGTGTACCCCGTGTAACCGGTATATCCCGTTAACTGAATACCAACTGCAGTATCTCCTACAAGGTAAGGAAATCTCGCATAGTTTCCTATTAGTGTTTTTTCATAACCTCCAGTATTTTTCCAAGATGGACCTAAAAATGATGACATTTTTTAATATTATTTTAATATATTATATAGTATTATAAATCTATATAATATAACTAAATTTTCCACTTTCTTAATATTAACATTTTACATATCTATATAATACACTTTATCTTTTACCGTTTTGTTTTTTTAATTTACCTTTCCCCTTTCCTTTACCCCGTACCTTTCTCACGCTTCTACTCGTATGCATAGGAACAAGATGTATCGGTTCTCCACTAGATTCTGGTACTATTTTTGCCTCATGTAGTGGCGATAATTTATTAAGCATTACAGGGTTATTGGGGTTAGTGCAGCCTCTCTTATATATGTATTCTATTTTCGGTTCTTCTATAGGTCCCATCATTCTAATAATAGGAACGCCAAAATTTTGTGCTATTATTTGCGGCTGTTGCGGTGGTTGTTGTATGTTATGAAACTCTCTCAAAAGGCGTGTTTTTAAATCTTGTTTTGCAGCTGGGTATGCTAATATACCCATGATTTGCGAATTCGTAAGGTTAGCATGTTTTTTTACACCATTCATGTCTGTATCGACATGCCAGTGTTCTCCGTCGCGTGACACTGCTTTCATTAATGATGAGGAGGTTGTTACAGCGCCATTTATTTGTCTGGTTGGGTATACACGAGAAAAAGGATAAGGTGTTGGAGTTCGATAAAAGCTTTTTCGTGAATGGGTAGTTTTGTGTTTTGTTTTGGTTTTGGTTTTGTGTTTTGGTTTAGCGGTACGTATTTTTTTTTGAGGCATATTATATTATATAATATATTATAGAAATATATTATAGAATTTATAAATATAATAAAATGCAGAATTTTAATAAACAACAACCCAGGCCAAAAATAAATATACCTAAAACACCCCAGCAACTATTTCTTAAAAAAGTTGATACATTTAAGCCACAACCGCAAATTACGCTGGAGGTACTAAAACCTGTCAAAACAGTCAAGCATATCGATGAATTATATTCAAAAACATTTTTAGATGACTACTTTCACTTATAACCAGTTAATAGTTACATTTATCATAGTACAATGTGTATCGAAAAGGATACATATTATACTGGCTTGTTATTTCGCTTAACTCTCTTTATACGCTTCATCATCTAGACGCATTTGATTCATCATACCAAAATTCGCCCATCCATCTTGGTTTACGGCAGCCGTCAGTGGTGGCGGGGTAGTATTCCGTGGAAGAGGGAGAGCAGGGGGATGCTTATGTGGTGGTGTAGCAGTCTTTGGTGGAGCTTCTTCAGGAGCTTCTTCCGTATCTTCATAATAGTCTTCATCTAAATTGTCGGTTGATATTGTTGAACCTGTCGAAGAGTCGCTTCTTTTTTCTTTTGTTGTCGAAGAATATTTTTCATTAAAGTCGTGTATTTTTTTACAAAAATCTCTTGCTTCTTTTTCATCTTCAATTGAGTTATTAAAACCCCTCATAATACCTCTAAGAATATTTAATTCTGAACTATTACCACTTCTATCTTGATATAATGGAAATAAAAATTGTTTAGTAACTTTACTTTTACCGAATAGTACTTTTCTAATTTTGACTCTTTCCGTTTCAATCTCATCAATATATTGATCTATCATTTCTTTGCTACATGTTGTCTTTTTTGCTGCGTCTGATATTGATGCTCCTGGTGTACATAGTTCAAAAATGTTATATATTTGTAATGTTCTATATATAATTGAAGATATAAGTAGTTTCTTAAAATCAGAACTACTCTTAACACCCGTATTATTAGTCAATAAAAGTTTAAAATCGCGTTTCTCTATTATGGTCATTTGAGATACATTTAGTATAATATTAAACTCTCCAAGAAGTATTGAAAAATATAATCCTAATCTAATAACTTCTTCATTTAGCTGACTTGTAAATTTTTTTGAATTGAATTTAAGTATATTAAAAAATTGTTTAAACTTATCCATAAATGATACTTTTAATTTTATCTCTGCAGGATCCTCTTTTTTTATAAGTGTACCTTCTTCAGATGCGTCTTCATATAGTTGTTCTTCAGCATTATTAGCTGCCTCATTTAATTTTTCTTCGAGTCTAATATTGGGATTTTCTACATCTTTTTTTATGTCAGTTATATCTTGAATACTTAACAGTTTATCGAATCTACTAAATATTCGTTCTAAACATTTATTTACATCTTTTGTGTCAATAACGAATTGGTATTTTTGACTTATTTTAATAGCAACTCTGACCATAATATCTATTTTTTGTAATAATAAAATAAAGTCATTCATAACATGAAGCATTGTATAATAGTTGCTATATGCTGCTGTTATTTTAAAGTAGGCATATGCTCCTATAGCGATTAATACTACTGAAGCTCCTGCCGACGCAACACCAATAAATGCGTTCGTTCCTATACCTAAACCAACAATTGCCGATACTACCATAGGATTAGAGGCTAAACTATATGCTACCTGTCCTAGTGTAACTACAGCAGCCAAAGCAAAAGCTTTTTTTTTTGTTACTACACTTTCGCCAACTAGTTTCGGAGAACTAGAAGAGTCACCTTTTTTTCCGTTACCTTTTGTCTCCCCTCCATGTTTTATACTATAATCGTTTTTGTGCGATTTTTTTAACCACTTTAAAAATAATTTTTTATTTTTAAATTTTCTGGTTTTTTTCATTTATATTTACTGTATAAAAATAAATAACTTGTATATTTTAAATAATATTTTACACATTAAAGTGTTTTGTATTTAAATATTACATGAAAAGCCTTTAAAAATAGTATAAAAGGAATTCCTACCCCCCTAGCCCTCCCAAAAGCGATGATGTTTCTTTTTTTCAACTCTTGGGGCCGTTTTTCAAAAATGGACAAAAATAAATGTCCATTTTTGAAAACCTGGGGTAGAAATATAAAAAAAACAATGCATTCATCACTCAGAGCATAATGCTCTAAATCGTATTTTTAAGTTGAAAAAAACGTGACGATAAAATTTTGTACATTTTTTGTGAAAAGTACTTAAGGAGAAAATGTTGTAATAAGATATAAGGATTTACAACATTCTCCTCATTTTGTCCCTTTGAATGCCTGATAGTATTTTGTGTTGTAAAAAATGTCACTATAAGACGTGTAGTAGAAAAGATTTTGATAAACATCTTCTTACCAAAAAACATAATTCTGACAAGTACAACAAATACAACGATAATACAACGGTAATAATTTTACATCATAATATGGTCTGTGTATGTGGAAAGTCTTATAATCATCGAGCGTCGCTGTATAATCATAAAAAGAAATGTATTATGTTTAAAGAAGGAGATAATAAGATTATGAAGAATGCAGTAGATAATGGAGTATTAGAAGAGTCTTTTGGCGATGAAATGATTGATGGTATGGGCGAGAATACGATAGTTGGAGACAAACTAAATATAACTACTGATATGTTTATGAAGTTAATGAATGACAATCAGGAGATGATAAAGATAATAAAGGAACAACAGCATCAGATTAATGCGATAATACCGAAGATTGGTAATGTAACCACGAATAATAATATGACGACAAATATGACGAATAATAATTTTAATTTGAATTTCTTTTTGAATGAGAAGTGTAAGGATGCGTTAAATATGTCGGAGTTTATAGAGTCGCTTAAGATAACTTTAGAGGACTTGCAGTATTCTCGTTCGAATGGTTTAGTTCAGGGTATAAGCAATGTTATGATACGAGGTTTAAAGGAATTGGATATCTATAAGAGGCCGATACATTGTACGGATGTGAAACGTGATACGATGTATATAAAGGATAAGGAGAAGTGGGAGAAGGATGAGAGTCATGAGAAAATGAGAAATACGATAATAAAAATAGCGAATAAGGAAAGGAATGCTATTAGTTCATGGGTAGAACAGAATCCGAATTGGTTTGATACAGAGGCTACACAGATGGATTACTTGACACTTATAAATAAAATATGTGAACCGATTGAGAATGATATAAAAAATGAGAAAAAGATTATTAAAATAATCGGGAAGGAGATTATTTTGAATAAAGATACTGAAAAGTTATTAAAAAATTAAAAAAATCTTGTATTATTATATATAAAGATTTGGTATATATGTCATCTTCAAAGATAAATAAAGATAAACCAAAATATCCGCAGAATATTGAAGGAACACATTGTATGGGTAACCATTGGACCGTATGTTGCCCCAACAAACATTTACAATATCAAAGGTATCAGCCTACAAAGGAAGTTATACAAGTAAAATATAAAGGTGGTATATATCGTGTATTTGTTTGTACTAAAAAATGTTCAAGTGATATAAGTAATCTTTCTAAAAATAATCCTGAACAATTTAAAAAGCTTTTCATAAAAGGCGTTAAACCCAATGGCGACTTGATTCTAAAACACCGCGATACAGGCGAAGTCGCTCAGATAGCCCAAAAAATAGATACATATGAGGAGAAAAGTGGTTCAAAAAAAACTAAAAAACAAAAGGGTGGATATTTCAAGTGGTTTACTCATAGTAGTCGTAGGCGTAAACATAAAAAGGGGTGTGGTCATACCATGAAACATAAAAAAAATTATAAATAATATTATTTCCGTTTATAGGTCATAGGGTTTTATATGATTAAATTTTCTAGTTGTTTTAGTTAATAATATGTGTAAAAATAGTAACATATTATGAACGGCGTATTTGTATTGCGGGTTGTTACAGTATTTAACTGAATATAGCATATTTAACATTTTTTAGTGTGTCTATGGTGATGGTGATGAGTTGTTGAGCGCCGCGTAGACATGGTTCCTCCATAACTTAGAGGTTTTATTAATCTAGCCTTTATTGAACCAGAAACTGCAGTAGGCGATGATGCGCGTTGTTTGGGTGGAGGACCTATAGGTTTATATGGATGAGCACTGCTTAATTTTGACCGAAGTTTTCGGAATGCGTTGGATGCTTTTATTTTTACCGCGTCTTTTAAGTCTATAGCACCATCATATACAGTAGATGCTGCTTGAGATACTAGTGATGCTCCGGGAACATAACTTAATGCTTTTCCAACTGCTCTAGAACATTTCATTAATCCGCTTGCTGCTGCAACCGAACACCTTGCTATTCCTCTACCTACATATTGTATTTTTATCCATGCTGCCTCAGCGCGTCCGCGATGTATTTCTTTAAATCTTTCATAGTTTCGTATATGTGGGAATTTGTTTTCTCCGCTATATTTGTAAATAATATCATAAATTCGTTGATATGTTTTTTTGAGTATGGTAGCTTTATCTGGTCTAATTAAATTATATTCGTCTAGGTCTATTGCTATGGGATAGTTTAAAATATTTACGGGACTTAAAACAGAAATGTTTAATATTACATTATAAATGTGTGATATCTGTCCTTGTTGTATTTGATATTTTGCACAGTTATAGAAAGAGTCAATTAAAGCTGATGTAAGTATAATACGGTGTATCATTTTAATATTCATTCGCCTTTCACCGATACCCATGCTGATATATGGTTTTGAGAAGTATTCATTCGTTCTAAAAAGACTTATAATTGAATGTATTTCTGTTTCAAATAGATGTTTAAGTCGATTAATTTTAGTCGTTACATTTTGTTCAGACTGATATTGAGTAAGTTGTTCATCTTTTATTCCCATTAGGACATAAAAATTGTCGGTAAAAACTTTTTTTGCTTCTTCATTATTTTGAAAAGTATTTGTAATGTATATTTCTATATTTTGATTCGTATCATTAATAAGGTGTTGAATATTTGTTGAGTTATTTATGCGATATACTCTACCAAAGTCAATTTCTTTAATTTGACGAATCAAGGATGCCTTTGGATCACATAGCCAGTTACCAGGATGAGCGTCAAGATTTAAAAGCATACCTCGATATATTGATAGAATATTTATAGAAGCAACTCCTTCACATAGTTTTTTGTATGTTTCTCTATTATAGTCTGGTTGGCCGACTAAAGAATAATGATAAATTGTTCTATAATTCATTGGTATAGATTCCATTAAAATTACACCGATATTGAAACCCAACCTAGCATACTTATTCAAATAATTATTTATTTGGTTTAAATTAGTGATGGTTCCAAGCATGGTTTGTATATTAGGAACTGCACTAAAAATATTAATATCTGTCGGCGGGTTGGTAACAACAGGTGGGTTAAACATAACTAATCCGAATGCATCTGGGCAGAATGGATTTCCGCTTATTGACATCATAGAGCTATACAAATAACGTTGTGTATTATATTCATTTGCGAATTCATTTATGATGAGTGAACACTTGTCTTTTCCATCAAATGGGTCGAGAGTTACCTCTCCACCAACAATACATATTTTCATAATAATTTCGTGAATAGGTAAACCGTCTGTGTCATTTTCTACCTGTGTATGACTTAGTGACTTATGTTGACGAGATAATAATGATTTTTTTGTGTCGAGGGTGTCGCTTCGGAATAGAACATTGGATGGTTCTAAATGTAGTCGAATGACGAATGAATTTAGAGAGCTTGTAGAAACAATTTCTATGTTTGTGGTATTTGATAATATAGTTTGTAGACCTTGTATATTTTTTATTTCTCTTTCCATAACAGGGTTTTGAAAATTTGGAAGTAAAACTTTTATACCACCCTGTTGTGAACGAGTATGTCGTTTATTTTTATTGTTTGTGCGAGTTTTACCCATTATATATTTATGTTAATATTTTATAATTGTGTGTAATATTTTTAATATTGTAATATTTTAATAGAAAAACAAATGTCATATCCTTCTTATCCGGCATATGTATGTGCGAGTTGTTGGTTTCCATACTTTACGGCTCCGAATCCTGTAATAGGGTGTAGAGCATGTGGTAAGTTTGCGAGTGGTACTAATGCTCCTGAGTACGATAATACTGAAACCGCGATTCCATATGTAGTGGATATTCCTACGCAAAAGCGAATCCAGAATACTGTTCGTGTAGATGGTTCAGAGTATATAATGAATAAAGGTGCTTTAAGCGTGTACACAAAACCGGTTGCTACGTATCAAAATGTGAACTGGAATCAAATGAGCGACCGTGCTGTGCCTGGTGTAGTTCATAGGAATGTGCCTTCGTTTGGTTCATCGACACATAGTTCGATTACAAGAATGAGACCGGGTTCGATGTCAGCAGCGTCTACTAATCAGCAAGGAAGTAAAGGTGTAGATATAAAACATGGTTCATATGATAGATATTTAGCGAAACTGAAGGGTAGGAAACCATTGAGAACCCAGACGCAGTTATCTACGGCGAATAATGTTCCTGTACATGGTAATAAGACGAGGATGTTTGGTATAGCTTATTCGGATTCGTGTGTGTATCCGTCGCCTGAGTGTTAAATGTTGGTATATTGAATATAAAATAATATATTTTATTACTTTATATATAATAAATAATGTCGTCAAAAATGTCAATGATGTTTAGTCAAAATGGGGGAACAGTGGGTAAAGTTATGAGAAGAGTCGCACCTCAGCCGGTTCCCGCAGCTACTCCAGCTCCGGTTCCGGCTCCTGCAAAGTCACAGACAAGACCTCGTTCTGCAGTCGTAGGTTTAATGGCGAACAATCGTTCTGCGCCTAGAGGAGTAAAGCAGTTATTTAATTTAGGTCATATAATGGCGAATCCTGGAACACCTTGTAAGGCGTGTGGGTCATGATGTAAATATGATAAGTTTAAACATATGTAAAAATAATAAAAGTAATATTGTAACGTATAAGTATAATTAATATAGGTCTACTATTATATAAAAAAATAACATATAATTTTATATAATGGATAACTTTGATTTAAATATTAATAATTATAGTGTAAGCGAATTAGAAGAGTTATTAACATTGGGTAAACAGTATAATCCAGAGGATATAAAGTATAAGAAGGATAATATATGTATGAAAATTGTGAATGATGATACAATATCATTTGATATGAAGTCGAAGTTAGAGAATTTTTTCGAGAAGGCGTCGGTGTTATTAAAGACTGTAAAGAATAAAAATGGTGGTGGCGGTGGTGATGATAGAACGAATGGTTTTGATGGTGATGCTGGAACGAATGGTTTTGGTTTTGGTGGTAGTGTTCATGTAGACAAGTTTCAAGATTTAAAGATGGCTATGATTAAAGGTACAAATAATTTAATAATACAAGACCCGACATCTGCTCATAATATAGAAGTGAATCGTGTTTTAACACCTGGACAAAATGTGGATTCGTATGGTACATCAAGAGGAGTTATTAATCCTCTGCTAACGAATACAATATTAAAGGCTGTAAATATAGACTCACGATTTAGAGAAAACTATTATTCGACTAAGAGCACAAATTATAATATAACTTTACCGTTTCGTTTAGAGAAGGTTATAGCTTACAGAATAGCCGGAATTACTTTACCTTTAACATATTATAATATATCACAGGCTTATGGTAATAATGTTATACAGATTAATATATTGAGCCAGGTTACCGTTTCATATAATTTAATATTACCGGATGGTTGTTATAATACTTCACAAAATATTTCAACATATTCGTCATGTTTGGAACAGGTAATAAACAATATACTAACGAATGACCCGAATAGTCCAAATAATAATACTACTTCATGTCCTAATTTAAATCTTAGGTATACGATAGATAGAACGAGTGGGAGAAGTATATTTGCACAGGATGCGACTATTGTTGGAACGCAAGCGTATAATTTTGAAATAATAACTAGTCTTGGTTATAATTTACAATCTGGTATTATTGAAGATGACTATTATAGGATTTTGATGTTGAGGTTGGGATGGGTGTTAGGGTTTAGAGTTGCGAAGTATTCAAGTTCTAACCAGTTAGCCCAAAATCCGACAACATTTGGTTCGATAGTATCGGAGGGTATATGTTTTACGAAGTTTCCATTGTATGGATTTTTGGCGATAGATGATTTTAATAAGAATTCGAATGATTATTATATGACTGTTTTTTCGAACTCTATATCTGTTCCAAATATTGTAGGTAAAGTAAATTTTACGCAATTTTCGGAAGGTGCAGGAGATTTTCAGGCGGCACAGGGCGAGTCTACGACGAATGCTATAAACAGAGAGAAGAGATTTTTCGGTCCTGTGAATATTCAGAAAATGAAAATAACATTGTATGATGATTTGGGGCGTGTATTAGACTTGAATAATATGGATTGGAGTTTAGAGTTAGCATTTGAGTGTGTATACAACATGTAGATGATAATTTAAACTATAAATAAATATTTATTATTTGTGAAAGTATAAATAATAAATATATACATATATTATTACAAATGGATAGAAGAAGAACGTTTATGACATCATCTAAAAATACTTATGCTAGTGATTATATAAATAATAAAAGGTCGAAGGTGAAGTATGCAGGTACTACAAATTTAGCAAATAATGTTGCTCAGCAAGGAGGCGTGCTTCCGCTTAGAACACCATCTGGATATTTGAAGCCATATCAAGGGACGTATGGTTTTTCATCTGCTACATCAACTCAAGGTGCTCCTCCTTCTGCGTATTGTTTAAATCAAGCGCGTAGTTATAACGATTTACTGGATATAACAAAGGGTAAATATTTACTAACTCCACCCAACCCAACTACAAGTTGTATTGATTTAAACCAGTTAAATTCTTCACCACAACTGTATTCTGGAACTTTATATCAGAACAACTATGTTGGTGTTTCTGAAACTGTAATATTTAATAATGGAGTAACAGGCCCTACGGGTGCTGTAAATCAGATAATATATAGTCCATTAACATCGGCAAACCAGTGGATAAATGTAGACCCGAGTTATAACTTATTCTATAATAAGACTGCTTGTTTGATATCAGATAGTAGGAAGATTTTAGATACAGTTACAGTTAGACAGAATGGCGCTGCTCAGAGACAAGTTGATAGAATTCTCAATTTGAATTTATTAAGTGGTTTTTCCTATCCTTCAAAGTTTTCGCTCAACTATAACCCACCCGACTGTATAAATTCGAATAATGACTTACAGCCCGGACCATATCCGAATTGTCCCCAGTAGTCATTATACTTTGTATACTTGTATATATTAAAATGATATAGATGTATTTTTTTAATATAAAAATAGATTTGTGTGTCATATTTATATGCCAGTAGACATGGTATTAGCTATTTCGCATAATCGTGTGATGATGACGGAACGTGAAAGAAATAGGTTAAAGCGTCTAAAAAATGAAAGTACTCAAGGTATAGTAGATAGTTTAGTATATGATAAACATAGTAATACTGATTTAACTGTTGAAAAAAATAAACAGAAATCGTGTTTAGAAATGTTTATGTTATTGTTATTGTAGGTTTTAAAATGTTTTATGCATATTGTATAATTAAAAATAGTTATATAATATATAATAACTGTGATGGTTGGTTCGGGTGTAATATTAGTGGCTTTACATAATAGTGAGGTCTATTATTTATTTGGTAAAGAGGGTTCAATGGAGCGAGACAAAAAGTGTCATTGGGGTGATTTTGGTGGAGGTCGCAAGCCTGGTGAGGATTTATTAGACACAACCACACGTGAAGGTGCGGAGGAGTTGAATGGTTTTTTCGGTTCAAAGGTGGATTTTGAGAAGTATATATTAAAAAATAAGATAGACGAGGTTGCATACGACAAGCGTTATACATATTTAGTTAAAGCGGACTATGATGAGAAGTTGCCGTATTATTTTAACAATAATTATAAATTTATATGTGAATATTTGAAGAGCCATGTAGAGCATCCGACGAATGGATTATTTGAGAAAAGTGAGATAAGGTGGTTTACTGTTCATGATTTAAAACGGGAGAGGAGTATATTTCGTGACTATTTTCGTAATATAATCGATATTATTATATATAATCACCCCAAGACGCTTTCAAAGATGAAACGTGCTTATCGTGCAGGTACGACAATGAGAGCAACAAGGGTGAAATTTTCAACATCTGATTTGATGAAGTGTGAGAGGGTAAGAAAGCATAAAAAGCACCACAAGACACATAAAAGAGAGAAAAAGGGATGGAGTAAATTTTAACAGTTTTTACACCTTTTAATATTTAAAATGCCTATTAGTATATAAATACATTTGAATAATTATAGTTATATAAGTAAAATGCCGTATATCATGTATGATGGAGTAGGGGCAAAAGAAACAGGAATACATTCTATTGAAGAATTTTTAAATATTATGAAAAATGCCCCATTACATTACTATGAAATGACTTCATTTGGTTTTGACATGGAATATAAAAACTATTTACTTCCTAATGATTTTATACAGTTTACATTAGACGAATGGATAGATTATACAGGTGCTATATATTATGATTCTTAATGGTAATATTATTTTTATAATCGTAATTTTAAATTTTAATAATTTTTAAAAGGTACGCGAATTGTATTAATTAATGTAAAAATACAATAATATTGTTATATTATATATTGTATATAACAATATTGCGAATGGTTTGTCCAAATGATGACCCGTATTTTACACGAACAATGTATAGGATGGGACTATTAAAGCGAGGTATGTCTGCTCGCGAAATAGTAGAAATACGGCGTCGCATTTATTATAGTATATGTATATTTGTTCGTGCGGCGCTAATTGTAACAGTTTATTACTGGCGGAATGCAACATTTGTGCAAGCATTGGTGTTATTAGGCGCTTTGATGGGTGTGATAAATTTGGGGAATAGGAGTGGTGGTACACAGTGGTGGTCGAAGAAGTTTCAGTTGTTGATGTCGATTATAATAGTTATAGTAGTAATTCTTGTATATTTTGGTAGAGTAAAGTCGTGGGTAATACCGGCGGCGATGTTGGTGAGTTTATTGGGAGGTATATTGCAATCATTTGTGGTTGGGTTTTGTTGAGTGGCGAGAGGTGACAGGTGACGGGTGACAGGTGACAGGTGAGATGTGATATATATGCATCTATTAATGATATGAGGTGTAAGAGATTCGTGAGATTTGATAAAATTGAAGAAATAAAAATAGATAAATGATAAACTAAAGAAATAACAACAACATTAAGTAAAATACTCGCATCTGAATAATGGTTTTGTCAAGAGATATGAATTATTATGTTTCTGGAATAGAGATAATGACGACAAGATTTTCGGATTATGGTTTTAGGGAAAATAAGGAGTGGCGAGAGGATAAAGGGATGAATGGGTGTATATATGGTACACCGAAGATGGTTTCGCCGAAAGTGGAGGAGGGTGTACCGATGTTTATAATAGAGATGAATAATAATAGGAATAGAATAGAGGGTTTTGGGTTTGTGATAAACCGTCCATGTGAGGATAATTATAAGAGGAGGATACATAGTAGTCATAATTTGAATCGTTATATATATGAGGGTATATATAGGTTAGACAAAAGTCAAGTGACGGATGAGTATCATAAAAAGGTAATATGGGTATTAGAGATGTTATTGTTTAAAGGTGCAAAACATTCAAAAAGGAGTATAGGTGTGACGAGGTTGCCAGAGTGGTTGAAGTATAATAGGTTTGAGTATAACTTTGGCGAGGTACTATGGGAGATGTTTACAAAGTATGTTGGTATATATAGACATGATAGATGTGAGAGGTATGAGATGCGTGAGATTGATGAAAAATAGAGATAAACAAAATAAGTATATAGAAATAAAAAATATATTGTAAATAATAATATATTTTTTTTATAGTATAAGTCTAAGTCTATTATAAAATGTCGAGTGATAAGGATAAAGATATAAAAAAGAAATTAAAGGATGTAAATATGTATACGGTGGATGAGTTAAAAGAGTTATTAGGATTATCTACGGAACCGGATGCTTATACATTGGATGATATAGAGAAGCATTTTTGGTTATTGAGCAATAAGTATCCGAGGTTAGCGAAGGATGGTTTTTTGGGGAAGGCGAAGGATACAATTTTGAAGGACTTGAATATGAATCCGGATGCTGATCCGAAGACAAATTCGGAGCCAAATGAAATGAAAGAGTGGTGGACGAATCAGTATTTACCGAATAGTAATTTTTTTCAGAATCTGAAAACTACAGATAGAAAGAATAAGGTTAAAACATTTGACGACGAGAATGGTTCACATGAGACGATGAAGAGGGAGCAATTGAGTGTATTAAATTCGCATCCATTGGCGATAGCACAGGATTCATTGAATCCGACATTAAAGAATATCAACCAGAGGTTGGTGGTGATAGATAGTCAGTATAGGCAGAACATTGCACCATTTAGTGAGAATACGGATGCGCCATCATCTTCGACAGATTTCACACTGGATTTGTCGGATCCATTGACAGATACACTATCATTGAAAATGTATTCTTATGAGATACCGTATTCATGGTATGTGGTAGATAAAAACATGGGTACATCATATTTTTGGGTAAAATTTTTGCCTTCAAATATTGTGTATTCTATCGCAATAGATGATGGTAACTATACTAAGATAGAGTTGGTGAATGCGATACAATATAAGTTAGATACATTACTAAATAATTTATATTCTCCAAATCATTTAGATATATCCTATAACCCGTATAATGGTAAGGCGTGTTTTTTGTTTGCTACACAAGCTGTTTTCCCGTCGCCAATAAATGTGGAAATAATTTTTTATGATACAGAAAATTATAATAGTTATTATGACATAGCAGCGAATCCTCCACTTGGTGTTCAGACAGCTTTGGGTTCTACGGCGATGAAGATAAATAATAATTTGGGTTGGATATTAGGGTATAGACCCGATGATGATAAAACAATACCGATAGTATTTTCAAGGCCAGTTAGTTCTAGTTTGAATTATCAGATACCGGCAACACCATATCCATATAATATAGTGAATGGTTTATTTTCGGATGGTCCTATAGATACATATGGTACGAGGTATTTGATAGTTGTATTGGATGATTTTAATCAAAATCATTTGAATAATGGGTTAGTAAATATAGTGGATACGGATACGACATTGAGTGTACCGGATTATTTTTCAGCGGATTTGCCGAAGGTGTGTGCTCCGGATCCGCAGTTAGGAGGTACAGTTGCTCCTTTTTATGTGCAGTCGACACCAAGGAAATTAACACAAGCGCAGTTATATTCTATAAATCAGATATTGGATAATAGGAATACTACATATAAGTATAGGACATCAGGTCCTACAACGACGGATGTATTTGCAGTAATACCTTTGAAAAAGCAGGGTCTTGATACGGGAGATACACTAGTTGACCTTGGTAGTAGTTTGATGTATAATACGAGAACATATTTTGGGCCTGTAAATATATCGAGGATGAGGGTATCGTTGCAGGATGATAAAGGGAATACATTAAATTTGAATGGAAGTGATTGGTCGATAACTTTAATGGCGGAGACATTGTATCAGTATTAGAGTGTTTTATTTTTGTTGTATAAAAAGTGTGTAGTTTTGAGTTATTGATTTATGAATTTGAATTAACGCAATTCTCACCACACCTATAACATCTCATGTTTTAAATAGGTGTGTAAATGCGATTGTCTATAATATGTGAAAAGGTTTTATGAGAGATAGAATGATAAATATTAGTAAATAGCATTTTATATTATATAAGTATATAGAGTAATGAGGATTCCCGTAAGGTATTTGCCGAAGAAGTTAACGAGGAAGGATAAAAGTAAACAGGTAAGAATGTTAATGAGGTCGAGAAGATTATATAAGAGTAATAAGTATTATACAAGAAAAGAGGTACCATCGTATAAAAGTAAAACGTCGAATCATATAGTAGACGCTCGTATAATATATAACATTACAAATGTGAGGCCGAATAAAGAGTTGGCGATGAAGACGGGGTGTACTTTATCTGCATTAAATAAGATAGTGAGTAAAGGTGAGGGAGCGTATTATTCATCGGGGTCAAGACCGAATCAGACGTCCCAGTCATGGGGTATAGCGAGGTTAGCGAGTTCATTAACAGCGGGTAAGTCAGCGGCGGTGGACTATGATATAATAAAAAAAGGTTGTAATCATAAAAAGCGTGCATTTATTTTGGCGAATCGTGCTAAGAAAATGTATAAATATGGGCATTCTAGTACTAAGAAAGTAAAAGTATGAAATTAATAGTCATATTTTGTGTAACTATTAGTTTTTGAATTATGAATTTATGATTATGAATAAACGCAATTCTCACCACACCTATAATATCTCATGTTTTTAAGAGTCTTGTGTATGTGGGTTAGAAAGAGAGGAAGTATCTTCATCGAGTAGTATAATAGCCATAGCGGCGTAGTTGTGTAGGTCGATAAGAGTATCTCTAATCTTTTCATCGTCAACGAGAGATATACCATTTTTATAAATAGATAAGGAACGTTGTATTTTATCTTCGATGCGCATGAGAACACCGATTACTCCAAATTTAGCGAAAGCATCGCCATAGTCAGTATTCTTTTTTTTGAAAAGTTCTAGTGCTGTTTGTTGAACTTGTATCATTTGAGATACACGGATGTTATTGTGTGATTCCATGAGTATATGTGAGTATATGTGAGTATATATGTGTATATATGTGTGTGTATATTTAAGTAATAAAAAGTATAAAATAAAATATGTAAGATATAGAAGTAAATGGATAGTAGTATAATAAAGGAGTTAACTGGTGTACTAATAAAGAATATAGATTGTAGTATTATAAAAGAGAAGGATATAGATTTGATAATAAGTGGTGGTGCTTTTAATGTGAGTTATTTGGTGGGTTGTTTATATTTTATACGTGAGATGAGAGAGAATGGGTTAATATGTATAAATAAGGTATCGACATGTAGCGCTAGTTCAATAATGGGTTTATTATTTTTGATAGATAAGGTGGATATATTTGTAGATAAGTTGTATGAGTTATTGGTGAGCAGTTTTAAGAGGAATAGGAATGTAATATTTGACGAAGAGTCATTGTGTAGTATACTAAAGGTAATAGAGGATGAGTTACCAGAGGATGTATTAAGTAGGATAAATAACCGGTTATATATAACGTATTATGATGTAATGGAGTGTAAGCAGGTAGTGAAAAGTAGTTTTGAGGATGTGAGTGATATAATAAGTACGATAAGGAGGTCATGTTTTATTCCGTATATAACGATGGATAAGTTATTGGAGGATAATAAGTATATAGATGGTGGTACTCCGTATATATTTCATAAGGAGTATGGTAAGAATCGTTTATATATAAATTTATGTGGTATGGATAAGATAATGGATTCAATAGTAATAAAGAGGGATAAGATAGTGATGCATCGTATATTAGGGGGTATATTAGATATACACAATTTTTTTTTCAAGTGTAAAAATACGTCTATGTGTAGTTATGTAGAGGATTGGAGGGTAGTAAGAATGATAGAGTTTAAAATGTTGGAGTTGAGGTTATATATAATATGTGTATGCATGTATATAATAATAAAGGTGAAGGGTAGTAAATATTATAAGGATAGCAAGGTAATAAATTTAGTATATAATAAGTTGAGAGTAAGTTTGAGTAAAGTTGTGGAGAGGTATTGTGTATAAAATAAAATATAATATAATTGTATAATTGTGTAGTACAATAATGAATGAAATAGTAAAAATAGTATTATCATTTTTGATAGGGTTAATTGGTGGTATATTGACCGTATATATAGGTGTTGGTATGTCGATAATGATACCATTATTGATGTTTATGAATGTAATATCTGATTTTAGGACGGCTGTAGGTACGGTATTTTTAACGTGTTTTGCGCCAATATTGATAATTCCAACGTATAATTATTATAAGGCGGGTAATTTAGATGTAATGGTGGGGATATGGATGGGTATAGGGTATTTTCTTGGTAGTTATGTAACGTCAACCTATTATTTGTATAGTTTAAGTAAGGAAATATTATATTTAATATTTGGAATATATTCACTGATAGTAGCATATGTATTTGTAAAGAAATCAAAATATATATTTTAAAAAATTAAACATATAATAAAATGATATTATTATATATTATATAGTAAGTTATGTTTTTTCATATGAATGTTAGAAGGCGAATGCCGGTATTAATGCCCAACATTGTTAAGCAAGAACAGCCGAAGCCACAGCAGCAGCCGCAAAGAAAAGTAGTTAGTGTTCATGAAGAAGCACGCATAGTAGCACCTATGTTAATACATGAGAAGAAAGAGAGTGGTGAGATTTGTGATAATAACAAAAAACAGGTAATAATATATAACATAGGTCATGAAGATGTAGATGAAGAAGAATGTTTTCCATTGCCTGTTTTAGAGGAACCGGTGATAGAAACACTATCAAAACCGGCTGAGATAATATTGTTAGAGAGGATAGAAGAGGTAGAAGAGGTAGAGGAGGTAGAAGAGGTAGAGGAGGTAGAGGAGGTAGTTGTTCATGTTTATGGGCGTGCAGAGGCGAATGTGAAGAAACAGGTGATACAGGATATAAAGAAAAAGAATAAGAAAAAGAACGCGAGAAAATAGGGAAAATATTATATGTTGTAAATTGTTACAATATATAATTAATAATATAACATGAAAAGCAATATAATTTTCATATAAATTATTTATTTTGTGTAGGACTAACGATAGTCTTTGTAACTATTTTAGTTAGTTTTTGTTGAACAGGTTGTTGAACAGGTTGTTGAACAGGTTGTTGAACAGGTTGTTGAACAGGTTGTTGAAATTGAATATTTAAAGGAGGAACCGTTTCTAATTGTTTACCACAAGAGCCTCTTTTATGACATGACAATGCGTGCTGATTTTTAGCAACATATCCGCATTTTTCACAAAAACACTTAGAAGATAGAAAACCATATTTAGAAGACAATAGTTTATCAAGTATTGGGAGTTGAAGGTCTTCGATACTTTTTGTTATTTTTTGAGAAAATTCTTTAATCATTTTTAGTTGAATTAATTTTTGCTCTACAAATAGTTGATATTCATTATTAATATCATCTAGTGTATCTTTACTAATAGAATAGTCATCAGTTGTTGTAATTTCATCTAATTTAGATTTAAAAGAATCAATAATATCAATAGCAATTTTAATTATATCTTGGTCATAGTTTACATTATGGATATATAGTAAAACATTTCTATTATGTATATTTATTTCAAAATTGTTTTTATTAACAATACCTCCTTCTTGAGAAAGAAACAGTCCTGAACAATTTTGTGTATCTACATCATGAATAAATTTTTTAACTTGGTCAGAACCTACTGTCTTAGATTCATAACATTTATTCTCAACTAGAATTTTCTGTCTATCTTTTCTATGGATCATAATATCTCCGGATTCTTTTTGAGAACCTACGTATTCAACCTCCGCAGAAGGAAATAGACCCCTTAAAATGTTCAAAACAATATTCTCAGACATTTTACCTTTTGAACTGGAATTTTCCATCTTTTTAAGAACATCTTTTACTTCGGTTTGTAGGGCGATTTGTGATGAAGACATAGAGGAAAGTTGTGACAATGTAGCATCTTTGTTTGAATCAACCATTTTTCTAGTCGAATCAATAACGTTAGAAAATTTTGTATCAATATTTTTAATAAAACTATCAAGCGATGATTGTGACAATGGTTCACCGCCGGTATTGGATGTTTTACTAATCTCTGCTGTTATAGAAGAACAAAAAGATTTTATATTATCATTAATTTGTCTAGAAAGGTTTTCATTATTTTTTGGAACAAGTTCTGATAAAAGTAATTGTGTCTTATCTAATATGCTACCATTTGATTCTTTAATCAGAGGAGCAATCTTATCCGCAATATTCGACGACAAAATCATCTTCAAATCATCAATATATTCTTTCTTAAACTCTGTAAGCTTTAAAAATAGTAGCTTACTATATTCGCTCTGTTGACTTGTAAGCTGTGATTGAATATTTGCTAATCCATTCAAAATTTGTGAAGTAATGTTACTATTATTTACAGGATTAGTTGACTGCATAATAGATGCAAGAATATCTGTAAACATAATGTTCATTTTTTCAAAATCTATTTCAGGATGTTCATGATAAAAAGCCCAAACTTTCGCACTATTACACGTAAGAGATGTATTCACAGATGATGTCATTTGTGTTATGTATTTATTTATTAAAATCCCTTTAAGTTGTTTTGTTTGATTTAAATATTTGACAAACTTTGACGTCAAACATATAAAATAACATAGTTTGGTTCAAACTTCTGACAAACTTTGTCGTCAAACATATAAAATAACATAGTTTGGTTCAAACTTCTGACAAACTTTGTCGTCAAA